ATGCACGCTGTTTTATGAAAAGAATTAGGCGGAATACCTCCGTAAACACGTGATACTCCGCCTAAATAGCTAGTATTTAGGAGTTTTCTAACTTTCTTCCACTGCAGCCTGTGCCGCAGAAAAAAATGATTGAACATCGTGCAGTTAGAGTACTTGTGTAAACAACTTATAGTCTCCATTTCTTGATATTTAATTCATTGTTTTTGCTTTATTATTTGTGCCGGCTGTGAGTTATCTCGTAAAATCGCAAATTTGCCCATTTCCTTTCGTTTCTAGCGCTTCAAACGTCAAAGATGATAAAGTAATCGTTCGCAAATTTTTAACGGCTTAAAACGGTTATTTTTATCCTATTCAAGTGGTGGAAAATCCGTAACCACACTGTCAATAGGTTCTGCTTCATATCCTTTCCCTGCTAATTCTTCATAAATTTTCTCTGTTACACATAGTGGGCAATAGTAGCGAAAGTATGCGGAGTCTAGTTGTTTAACATTTACAAACAGCATACCTACAACTTTTTTATCTCCCTCTCCATAATGGCACAAGAGGGAGCATTTTCTATTGGCATGAAGGCAATCATTCCTGTCTATATACACATACTTTCCAAGTCTACGCTCAGCTTCGTTGTTCTCCTGCGATACATTCTTGTTGTTAGGCAGATTAGTACACGACGAAACCATTGACGTCAATATACTAAAAAATAGAAAAGCAATATACTTCATTTTTCTTTAATCATTTTTTGTTCCAGTATCTTTGTATCGTTCTATCAATTGTTTTTCGGTATATTGTTTGAAGAATTTGGCTCCGACAACAATTCCATACAATATAACCCCAATCAAAATCAATACAATAGCACTTGTTTTGCGAAAAGTGGCTATCTCTCTAAAACATATTCGATATACAGTTGGACGCAAGATCTGTACAACCCCCAAACTTATCATCATTAAAGGAATCGATGGCATTGTTCCGCCTATTCGATAACCGAATGTTCCAAATGCAATTGGAGACACACCTATTGCGACAAGAATCACAGAAACCAGCAACCATATTGCAATAAATAGCACGAAAAGGATGCCATAATAAATAATTTTCTTCATTTCCCAATTATAAATTATATTTAATATTTTATTATTTTCCTATATCATCTTTAATAAAGATAAATACATGCCAATCAATAATATATCACAAATGACAGACCCAATCATTGATGTAGTACGCAATCTTGCCCCTATAACAGAAGGATCTACTTTCGGAAGAAGTATTGGTACTATCAGGTATATCGCAATTGAAACGAGACCATACCACCAATGACTTCCAATAATAAAGCATAGCACAATAAATATTAGTTCCGCGATAACTGCTACATATCCGACTTTCGCAAGAAATTGTGATGTAAAAGGACAAAAGTTATTGATAACTTTCTTTGCTAACATTAAAATTATCCAAAGCTCCATAGCGACTTAATTTTATTTGTTGGTTAGTTTATCAATTATCTTTATCAAGTTACTTTTCTGCTGCTGGCTCGTCTCAAGTTCTCTCGTCAGCGTGGCAACTGACTCTGTCAATGTAGCAACAACTTGAGGGGGTTGTCCGTTACCGCAACTATCTCCATAATTATTAGTTGTATTTGTTGTCTGTGTATTCATTTTCTGGTGTAATGTATCACTATTAAAATTTGGAGGCTCTGTGCGCGATAATTTTGCAAAAAGTTCTGCAAGCCGTTCATACAGCATAACAGTTCTCTTAAGTTAATTCTACCTAAAATCTTTATAATCCAAAGTCACAACTCCTATTAATCTTCCATTTTCATCAATATAGTTGCATCGGAATTTAAGACCTAGCAACTTACATACTTCTGAAAAATTCTTCATCCCAAAGCTGTATTTCCCTTTTGCATATAGTCGTTTCAGCTGTGCCTTCTTGTTAATCTTCATGTTATACATTATCTCTTTTATTTCAGTCTCTTCGAAAAGACTCCAGTCTATATTCGTAACATAATTAGTTGTTACAGTCCAATTATAGAACACCATCGAGTTTAACTCGGTAACTTCATCAACACGTATAGGACATTGCTGATTTATGGTACGACACATATCAATCCATAGCTTTTTATAATAACCTTTCTCTTGTGCCGTTATATGGACTTGCGAGAAGGAAAATAAAAAGCACATAGAAGCTATAAATAACAAAAGTATTCTCTTCATACATCAAAAACTAATAATGCCTTTCTCATCGTTACTACAAATCAAAATTGTTCATTTTCTCATACACTCTTATCAATCGCTCCTTTTCCTCCAGCAACGCCTCAAGTGACTTGATGCGCTCCTGCATCACAGCCACGTCCGCCAACGTCACGTTAGTGGCATTGCCGTGAACACTACTGTTGTCTCCTGTGGCGATACTTCCATTATCCGCTTTGATTATCTTGGTAGCACGAAGCATTTCGCCCTCACCTCCACTAAGAAGCCAGTCTCCTGACAAATATTCGCATTTTGAATATATTAGTTCTATATCGAAAGAGTTGCGACCTAACCATGTGTTTATGGTTTGTGGCTTTATTCCCAACTTTGCTGCAAATTTAGCCTTATTACCATTAGTATAGTAATTTACTAGGCTTTCAAGAATGTCTTTCTTTTCCATATTGTAAATGTTAAATAATTCAAAATGAATATATAAAGTTCGCAATACGCTTGCTTTTTAGTTTCAAAACGAATATCTTTGCACCATAAAGTTAAACAAATAATTCATAGGAACAAAAATTATGGCAAGAAAAAACAGTCTAACAAACTCCATTCGAGAAATGAGAGTGGGACAAATTATAGAGTTCCCTATTGAACGCTGTACTAGTGTTCAAAGCGTTGCGAGTGTTACAGGACTTCGCTATGATAGGCATTACACAACAGAGACCTTTCGTGAAAAGAGAGTTATCAAAGTTAAACGATTAAAGTAAATCAAGATGGAAAAATATATCTCAATTTGCAAGAACTGGCGCAATGACGTATTGTTTGCCATCTTCGCCGTTTTACTATTCTTTTTGTTTAGTGATACAAACAATATGTTGATATTGTTGTTAACAAAAACTTTTGCTTTAGTCGGCTTTGCTGCTTTCTACAAACTGTTCAAGCACTGGGATAGCCTCGGCAAGATTAAGGAACTGTCAGACTTGGCAAAAGAAGAGGATTAAGCTATGGTTCAATTAGTATTCTCTGACAAGGTGGTTTCATACGACACGTTTATGAACGACTTAGCTGCTCGTTTAGCTTCGTTTTTACAGCAAGACAGGAATGAGCCTGAAATGATAAGCCAACGAAAAGCCTACAGTATGTTCGGACGTGGCAATGTTGACAGGTGGCGTAAGAAAGGGTTGATACATCCATATAAGAGACCTGGCAAGGTAGAATATTCCACAAAAAGGTTAAGAGTACTTCAGCGCACAGAGCAAGACTACTTCGAGTAGTCTATTAGGCTCGGTAGTGTACGCAGGGCACGCTCGATAAGTGGAGATTTGGGTCGAATGAGGAATTGGTGCAACTCCAATCCGAGCCACAACGATTTTATAACAAACAAAATTAATAATTATGAGTGAGACTATCAATCAAGCAAAACATCTGCAAACACTTTCTGCAACAGAAGTGGTGCGTGATGAGTATGTACGCTCCCAGTTTATCAATGTCTATGACATGATATGGAAGCAAGGTGGAGAAGCTGCCTATGAACGAGAAGCAATCAACTTCAATAAGCAGTTGAGAGATAACGAGAAATTGCGTAAGTGTACTGGTATATCGGTATTCTTTGCATTCATAGACCTCGCTGTACGTGGTCTATCTTTGGAACAAGGCGCACAGGCATTATGTTACCTCTTACCTCGTAACCATAAGGCTGGTGTAAACCCACAGAATGGTAAGGATATGTGGGAAAGTCGCTGTAATCTTACCATTTCGGGGTATGGAGAATTGGTACTTCGGGCAAGAGCAGGACAAATTAGACATGCAGATAATCCTGTTATTGTGTATGAGGGTGATGAGTTCTCTTACGGAGAAACGGACGGACACAAGTATGTAAACTATCGTTGTAATCTTCCTCGTACATCTGAGAATATTATTGCTTGCTTTATGAAAATAACACGCATAGATGGGAGCGTAGATTATTCTGTAATGTTGAAGGGCGACTGGCAGCGTCTTGCCAATTATTCGGCAAAGAATAATGCTTACTATGATCAGAACACACATCAACGTGTAGAAAAAGCCAACGAGCTTTATTCTTCCGTTAATGGTCAGATTGATACAGGTTTCCTTATGGCAAAGTGCATCAAGCATGCTTTCAAGTCTTACCCTAAGATTGCTATCGGTAAGGGTACACAGTTTGAAAGTGATGTTATTGATGACCCAACAAAGGACTTCGACCCATACGGAGGCGTAACGGAAACGGAAACAGAACCTGAGTCTCAGCCTCAGCCTGTGCAAGCAGAGGAAGAGAGTTTCGCTGCTCCACAAGATATGTCGGCAGGTGTAACCATTGACCCTGCAAAGCAGGGAGACAATGACGATACTTTCTAACGAATGCCATCAGATATTTGTAAGCAATGTAAAGATGTACGCCAACAAATCAATGGTTTGTACTGTCTCAAATTAGATAGATATATGGAGTACACTAAAATACCAATGTGTACTCCCTTAAAAACAAAAGATATGAATAACGAACTTGCAATAGTAAAACAAGAAAATATTGCGCAGATTGTGCAAACTGCACCGCAATCATACAAGGATAATTCCCTATCGCATGATAAGTGTGTCGAGGCTGGACTGAAGATACTTAGCCTAATCGAGCAGAACGGTGGTAACATGACCGATGAACTCGACCAGCAAGCAGCTGTCTTCATAGAAAAAGCACGTAAGACAGTTAAGAAGATGAACGAACGTCGTTCTCCAGTTACTAAGTTGTTCGACCAGATACGCACGGAATTTACCGTTATTGAGAACGATATTGACCCAACGAAAGCCAATACTGTATCTTACAAGTTGCAGCAGCTCCGTAATGCTTTTGCAGCAAAGAAACGTGCAGAGGAAGAGAAACGCCGTCAGGAAGAACTTGCAAAGCAACAAGCTGCTCAAGCTCGTGAGCGTTTCAAACTCGATGTTGAGGATAACCTAAAGGTTCAGTTTCAGTCTGAACTCAATAAGAATATCAATGCGCTAAAAGACATTGACTATGCGGTTACTCTTGAGAATTACGAGAAGTCATTAAATGACATCAATACATACTCAACTAGTTTATCTCCTATGTGGATTAACAACCTACGAGCTACTGTACGTGCGCCTTATAACATTACAGCTGCCGAGGCAGAAGCTATAGAAATGGGCATTAGCCATAGTCTGTGTAAAAAGTTCAAGGAGCAGTACGGCTTTGAAGTAGGAGAAATAAAGACTTATATCCTTGACCGTCTTCCATCAAAGAAAGCTAACCTCGAACAAATTGCAAAATCTAACGAGGCAGAGGCTGCACGACTCAAAGAGGAAATGCAAAAGAAAGAAAGTGAGGAAGCTGCTCGATTGGAACAGGAACGTATGAAGCGTGAGGAGGAAGAACGTAAGCAAGCTGAAATGAAGAAACAAGCAGCCGAAATGGACGGTTTGTTTGCTGGACAGGCTACTATGGCAGCATATCAGCCTAAGACCAAGGTAACTAAGAAGCTGCATCTACTCAATCCTGAAGGTATTCTACCTGTTATCACAATGTGGTGGAGCCATGAGGGATGCAAGATGTCTGTTGATGAGCTTACTAAAACATTTAAGAAGCAAATCACTTTCTGTGAGAAACAAGCTAACAAGGAAGGTACCTTCATTCAGGACGAAAGTGTCGAGTACATTGACAGTGTAAAGGCAAAGTAATATGAACCATAATCCCGATACATACTATAACCGCAGTGAGGTCAGTAACTCAGACCTCACTGCACTCAAAGAGGTAATGCACCCACGACCGATGTTCGGAGATAGAGAGGCTGCTTTCCGTTTCGGGACACTGGTTGATGCACTGATAACAGAACCTGATAGAGTAGATTACTATCATCTTACTGTTGATGATGTAGAATATACTGATGATGAGTTCAGACACGCAAAGGAAATGCAACGCTCACTTAGGTTGGAAGCTCAGAAAGACCCATTCTTAGCAAAGGTCTTGGAATTATCAGACACACAAAAGTGCATGGTAAACAAAGGACAGCAGTTCTATTATTGCGAGTTTCCTTTCTCTCTCGATACGCGTTGCAAATGGGATTGGTGGTTGGAAGCGTTTCACTTCGGTGGAGACTTAAAGACAACCTTTGCCTCATCTCAACAGGAATTTGATGAGGCTGTAGATTTCTTCGATTGGGATAGAAGCCGTGCATGGTATATGGATATAGCACATTCTGATAAGGACTTTATCTATGCTATCTCAAAAAAGAACTGTAAAGTATTCAAAAAGTTCATCAACCGTGGTGATGCAATCTACCAACATGGACGTGAGAAATATGAAGAACTGGCTTTTGCCTATTGGTGTATGACACCTCAAAACAATTGATATGACTACAACATTAAAACATCATCTCCGTATTGAGCCTTATCCTTATCAAGCTGAGGGTATTCGTTTCGGACTTGAAAACAAACGAATACTTATCGGTGATGAGCCTGGACTTGGAAAAACGTTGCAGTCTATCGGCATTGTAGATACCGCTAACGCATATCCCTGCCTCGTAATCTGTCCGTCATCTTTGAAAATCAATTGGCAAAGAGAGTTTGAGAAATTCACGGATAAGTCCGCTCTTGTGCTTGATAATAGTGTACAGACTACTTGGGGGTATCTTATGAAGATGGGAGTGCATCAGGTTGCAATCGTCAATTATGAGAGCCTTCGCAAATACTTTGTTTGGGATATTAAAGGTAATCGAAAGTCTTTCCGACTTAAAGATGTTGTTTTCCACCCAGCAATTAAAGTGTTCAGGTCTATTATTATTGACGAAAGCCACCGTGTAAAAGACCCATCTGCACAACAGACAATTTTTGCAAAAGGTCTTTCAGTTGGTAAGGAATGGATAACACTCCTTTCAGGAACTCCAGTTGTTAATCGTCCCGAAGATTTGATAGCGCAGCTTTCAATAATGGGTAGGCTTGGCGAGTTTGGTGGACGTTCTCAATTTGTTGCCGATTATTGCACCGACCCAAAGGATAAGGATGCAACACCAGCCGTACCTCTATCAGAACTAAGCGAAAAACTGTATAGCTCATGTATGATACGCAGAGAAAAGGCAAAGGTGCTGCCTCAACTTCCAGACAAGACACGCACCGACCTTTATGTGGATATATCTAACAGAGAGGAATATAACACGGCTGCTACAGACCTTGTTGCATACCTAGAACAGTACACGGAGTGTACCGACTGGGAGATAAGACGAAAGATGCGTATGGAGGCTCTTGTTAAGTTTATGACGTTGCGTGCGCTTGCCACAAAAGGAAAGATTGCACAGGCTATTGACTTCATCAGCACATTCCTTGAAAGTGGTAAGAAGCTAATAGTGTTCTGCTCTCTCCATGAGATTGTCGATGAGCTATGTAAGGCGTTTCCAAAAGCCGTAACGGTTACAGGTCGTGATAGTGCTGTAAACAAACAAGCTGCTGTCGATGCTTTTCAGACTGGCGAAAATACACGCCTCATCATCTGTTCTATCAAAGCTGCTGGTGTTGGACTTACCCTTACCGCTGCTTCGGACGTAGCTTTCTGTGAATTGCCATGGACAATGGCAGATTGTTATCAATGTGAAGACCGTGCGCACCGTATCGGGCAAAATGATAATGTAAACTGTTATTATCTGCTCGGTCGTGGTACAATCGACAATACTATCTACTCTCTTATTCAGCGCAAAAAGTCTATTGCTAATGAGATTATGAACTCAGAAGATGATATTCCTACTGATGAAGTGTACTTTGACGAATTGGTTTCATCTTTCTTGAACAAATGAAATGGAGATATGCAAAACCGATATGGAGAAAATCATCAAATACTTGGAGGATGCTGCCAGTCTGTATGATAAGACGAAAGGACAAAGATACGTTTCTCGTGCATGGTGTATCAGACAACTGGTAACGAAACTTAAACGCAAATTAGTATTAACTTTTAATAATAAGCAAAATGACAAAAAATGAAATTCTATCTGAGGTAATGGACACAACCGACCTTACACGCTCACAAGCTGTCAAGGCTTATGAAGCAATCATCAATGCTATCAAGAAGTCACTCATTAAGGGTGAAGATGTTACTCTTCGTGGGTTCGCTACTCTAAAAGTAGTACACGTGAAAGAACGTGTGTCAGGACTGCATGGAAAGAAGACGGTTATCCCTGCACACAAGACTGTAAAGATTAAGGCGTGTCAGGAGTTGAAAAAACTCATAAACAAATAAATACTCATCACTATGCAAAGCGAAATAGGAAAAGAGTACAAGAACCCTGCTGAACGCATGAGGTTCTTAAAAGACAACTGCGATAAGGTTGAGGAGAAATTCTACATGAAGTCTTACTCTCCAGAAGAATTGCAGCAACATAAAGAGAACCTTGCAAATCTCTCAATTGAAATTCAAGACATTGAAGAGGAGCTGAAGGCAGCAAAGGAACACTTCAAGGAGATGCTTAAACCGCTTAAGGAAGACAGAAAAGAAATGGTCGATAACATTAAGCAAAAAGCTGAAATGGTGAAAGAGCAGTGTTATGCCTTTGTAGACAGAGACACAAGACGAACTGCTTATTACAACTCTGATGGCGATCTTGTCGAAGAACGTCCATCTACGGCAGATGAGTTGCAACCAACATTGTTCCATACGATGCCAACGGCTGGTAACGACACACCAGCAAAGACTGGTACTGAAGCATAAGCAAATTAGTATAATTCTTTTAATATTAAGAAAAAATGGAAGAACAAAAATTTCAAATCAATTTGGAGAAAGGTATCAAAGAGTTGGTTATTCGTGAAGGGGAAGCTCCGGAAAAGCTTCCAGAGAAAGCTCCAATCCCTGTTAGTCTTTATGGCAACATTGATAGTGTTGCTCGTTTTCTTGAAAAGCGTGTAGAACTTATCAATATTGATAATGCTCACATTATTGTTAATCGAGAGCAGGTAAGTATTACGCTCATCATTAACGAGTCTGATGCATACAAGCGTGGGACTATTGGAGGCAAACTGCAAGTACATCCAGCTTTTGAGGCTTTTGGTATCAATAGCAATAAGGTTTGGACACCTAACGAGTTGGGAATGTTCTGTAAGATGAACCGTTCATTCTTCGCTGACAGAAGTGAGAATATGAAGTTAGTGGCAACACTGATGAACTTCACAGCTACCATTAACAACAAATTAGATAAGCAGTTACAGGAGAACGGAAGTCGTACTGACAATTTCTCACAAGTGGTAAACAGTAACCTCCCTGATAAGTTCACTGTTAAGCTCCCTGTTTTCAAAGGTCTACCAGCAGAAATCCTTGAAGTGGAAACATTTGCGCAAGTAGATGGCAGACAGGTACAGTTTGTTCTTCTGTCTCCAGGCGCAAAGGAAACCTTAGAGGAGCAGAGGGATAAGGTTATTGACGAGCAAGTCACTTCTATAAAAGAGATTGCACCTGATATTGTTATCATAGAAGAGTAAGTACGAATGACACTCGAAGAAATGATTGCAAAGAAAAAGGCTACCACTCGAAAGCGTCCATCCGATGAGGAACACCGCATACAATGTTCTTGCGTGCGGTGGTTCAACCTCAAACATCGGAAACTAAAAGGAAGACTATTTGCAGTCCCTAATGGTGGTAAACGTGATGCGCTTACTGGTGCAAAACTAAAAGCTGAGGGCGTCGTGGCTGGGGTGGCTGATTTAATACTCCTTGTTCCTAATAGATTTTATGGAGCATTGCTTGTTGAAATGAAGACTCTGACAGGTAGACAAAGTGAATCGCAAAAGGACTGGGAGCAAATCATTACCTCTGAGGGAGATTATAAATACGTGGTTTGTCATTCTCTCGATGATTTTATCAGAGAAGTTGACGACTACCTTAAATACTGTGATTGATTATGAGCAAAAGGGAAAGTTTCGTTTTTTACACGGAATGGCAGGACATCCTGATGGAATACCCTGCGGAGGTCAGGCTTGAGGTGTACGATGCTATCATTACGTATGCAGCAACGGGGACACTGGTAAAGCTGAAACCGCTAAGTAAAATGGCGTTCTCATTCATGAAAAAAACAATAGATAGAAATATTGAAAAATTCGAGACGGTCTCTGATAGGCGAAGTAGAGCAGCCAAAGCAAGATGGGATAATAATCTTTCAAAAGATGATACTAAGAGATCTCAATCTTCTTCGCTGCCAATTACAGACGCAACAACACTTGATGATGAAATTGATGAATTGAAGTCTTCCGAAGTATGGTTAGATAGTATGCAGAACCTCCACCACATGAATGTCGATGAACTCAAAAACAAACTTGATGAGTTCAAACTTCAATGTGTTGCTGATGGTAAGACATCACACGACAATATCAATGATGCAAAGAAACATTTCAATAACTGGTTAAGAATTGTAAGCAATGATAAAGTTAGAACCGACAGCAAAGTTGGACGTAGAGGAAATCTGCTCAAGGCTGATGAAAAGAAAACGTATTCCAACTCGTTTTAGATTACCTTATACAACAGAACAGGTTTATACGATGCTGTGCGCTTCCTGTAAGGTAGAAGTTACATCACGTATGCGCAAGTTCATGTTGTCTGATAAGTATAAACAACACCTTTGGGATATATCTAAATGGCTCACTTCTACTGATTGTACATTCGGTCTGTTTCTCTCAGGCAACAAAGGCAATGGCAAAACAACTATCGTTAAAGCCCTGCAATCACTTTACGCCTATATTCATTCAGATGAAACCTCACACACAGAAAAGGAACTGTACGAGTTACCATACAAAGGTTTTGTGATTATCACGGCAAAAGAACTGGTGCAGTATGCCAAAGCATTTGCTAACCCAACTAAAGAGAATGCAGAGGCTGTAGCGTATTTCAACAAGATAAGGAATATAGAAGTCTTATGTATTGACGACCTTGGTGCAGAAGCACGTGAGAGTCTCCACTATGGAGAAATCATAACGGCAGTTACCGATATTATCCATCATCGCTATCAGGAACAATTCTGCACCATAGCAACTTCTAACTTGTCGGGAAAGGAGATAGGAAAATATTACGATGAACGTCTCGCTGACCGACTAAGAGAAATGGCACATATCGTAAACTTTGATAATGAACCGTCTTTTAGAACTAACAACGTATGAACAACATTAGAAATGATTACGCCTACTGTTCGGGCGTAACTTGCAAGATGCGCAAGCAGTGTAACAGGTATCTTCCTGACCCTCCTGATGCACGGTTATGGTGGGTAGATGTGAAGTATAATGAAAATACTGGAGAGTGTATACACTTTTCAGCAAGTAGAGAACAACAATAAACAATCAAAATAGACAATTATGAAGAAAAAACAATTTAATCTTAGTGAGTTTGTATCGAATGAGGAAACACCAGTGGTAACATCTAACAATAATGCTGTTCGCATTGTAGCTACAGATGTCAAGTGTGATAATGGTAAAACTAAAATTTTGGCTCTTATCGCAGAAGATAATGGGACGGAATATCCTATACTCTTGCCAATAGATGGTAATGCAAGCCGTTATGGTAGTCCTGGGTATAGCCTATACTTCAAGTCAAAAAGTGCTACCGACCGTATCAAGAACTTCGATGATGCCTATCAGGAACTTGGAAGCAATCATCCTCTATGTCTTGAATATGAGAAAGCACGCCTCCTTGCAGGTATTGCAAAAGATGGTAGCGATTTGGCAGCATACTTAAAGTTACGTATTGTTGTTGCAGCTCTAAATGAGGGTTGGGAGCCTCAATTTACAGATGATGAATACAGATACTTCCCTTGGTTCTACTTCTACACCAAACAGGAATGGGAGGAACTATCAGAAGAAGAGAAGTGCCGTGTGGTTGGTCGCTCGAACAGCAATGCGAGTGCGGGTGGCGGTCTCGTCTTTGCGGGCTCGGATAGCGCATCATCGAGTGCGTACTCGAATGACGGTTCTCGGCTTGCCTTCAGAACTCGTGAACTCGCAGAATACGCAGGCAAACAGTTCATCGAGCTTTATGCCGACCACTGTGTAGGAGGTGGAAAGCAAGATGAACTCGAAATTCCAGAAGGTTCAAAGTGAATGAAGAAATTAAAACAACTAATTAAATACATAAATGATATGAAAAAGTTTTTATTATTATTGGTTTTGGTGCTCTCTTTAGCATCATGTACAGAGAACTATTCTACAGGTGCAAAGGTCGGCACTGTATCGGAGTTTACAAAGAAAGGACTTGTGTGGGAGTCGTGGGACGGCATCTTGTATGTTACCCAAAATGGATATATCAAAACGTCAGAGCCTCTTTACTTCGCTTTCGACAATGACAGGACAGACCAAGATAGTCTTATTAAACTTGTCGAACTGGCACAGGAAAAAGGCTACAAGGTCAAAATTAGTTATCACAAGACATTCGGCAAGAACTGGTTTGATAACAGAGGCGGTTCAGATTATTTCGTTACTGGCGTTGAGATTGTGGACAAAGACCCATTTAAGGGTGCTAAGCCAGCCGATGTTGCAGCAGCGTTGAATGAGCAACAGTTGGAAGACGAAGCAAAAAAGAAAGAACAAGAGGATACGCAAACTGCTATCGAGATTAGTTCTGAAGAATAACCAATATTCTCACCGCCTTAGGGCGGTGAGAATATCTAAGAAAAATCGTTATGTCAGAAAAAATAAAAAGGTGCGAAGTGTGTGGGGAGGAAAAGCCACTATCAGAGTTCTCTAAATCATACAAGCATCGCTGTAAAAAATGTGTTGCAGAGGAAACAAGGTTCAAAAGACATGGGAATACAAACAAACCAGTACTTGCTATTCCAACAATCGACTGGGAACAAAGACGGTATGAAATTGCAAAAGACATAGTGGCTTATTCATTCTCTACACCAATGCATGGTATGAGTATGGCTTCGTATATTCATAACTGTGTAGAGGTAGCTGATATGTTGATTGAAGAACTTAAAATGAAGTAATTATGACACGGGAGTATAAGTTTAGGAGGAAAGCGATTAGATAATGGCGAGTGGATATATGGATATCTCCATCGTTATTATAATGGCACATCCTTCATCGCAGAATATGATATGACAACTCGTTAAGTTAAAAAGGAAACTATCAAACATGTTCCTTATGAAGTTGGCAAAAATGTTTAACAATATAAACTTATAAATTATGCAAACAACAGTATTAAAAGAAGTAATTGCGTTCCTGCTTGGGCGCAAGTATTATGCAAATATCGTAGCAACAAAGGGAACTGGCAAAACAGAACTCTGTTCTTACATCTTCAAAAGCAAGGAGGAAGCCGATAAGCATAGAGCAGATTTGCAAACAACGCTCTCATTCCTCTTCATTGAAACAGTTTCTTTCCGTTCTCGTAAAGAGTATTAAGAGATAAACCGAAGTTGTCGGTTATGTATAATATATTTGCATATTATGGTAACAATCTTCAATAAAATACAGAACTGGTATAGGTCTTTACGTCTATTCGTTATACTTGACCCTGCCGACAACTCTGTAACATTATCAAAGCATCTTTTCAGCCACATTCGTAACAATTCGGGGGTGGCTGAAAAAGCCACAGTTTTTGTATTCCGTGTGTCTGGTACAGGCTCGTTTGGCTTCATGGTCAATCCTGATATAGATAAACCGACACAACTATGCGACATTCAGTATAACGGTAAATACAAGTGTATAGGATTTGAAACGCTCAATCCCTCTGTTGGGCGTATTCTTTACGACTACGGACTGTCTGCCCAGCACTGCTACAAACTGTCTGTGTCGGTAAAAGAAACAAATGGAAAGCTATTTTACCAAATAGATAAACCAAGCAAGTAATATGATAAAGGAAATTAAGTATAACGGACTTACAACCGTCCCACCAGATAACTTGTGTCCTGATGGTGATGCTGCTTTTTTGCTTAATCTTGTGCCTGAAGACGGTGCATTGAAACCAGTGTTGCCTCCAAAGACGGTCATGGAGTTATCGGCAAATATGCGTATCGTCTATATACATAAGTCCTCAACCTACAAGCATTATATCATACATGATACCGAAAGTAAAAAGCTGGTATGGACTTCTAATGGTAAGGAGTTCGCAGATATGTGTGCTTTAGACACAAAAGAATTGCATCAAGTTGTTGGTGTTGGTAATACGCTTATAGCCCTTACAGATAATGGTATGTTATACTTTCTGTGGAAAGGAGAACAAGCAAAGTATCTATTCCTTGGCAATGGTATTCCTGAGTTATCTTTATCTTTTGGGTTACAAGGAGAAATGAAGCTAAGTGATAGGTTTACAATAAATTTTGATAAACTAGAATATTGGCTAAAGGAGGGACGCATGTACTTTTATGAATTTTCATCCGAAAACAAGAAAAAAGTATCTTCACAGGTTCTTGCTAAAGTAAACAAGTTTATATCTGATAAGTCCACAAACAAAGGAAAATTCCTATATCCATTTTTTTTGAGGTATGCATATAGACTATATGATGGTAGCCTCATCAGGCATTCAGCACCTATACTAATGATTTGTTCAACCAGTTGCACACCTATTGTGATTTGGAGTAGGGTATATGGAGACGGGTATGATACTGCCGACCTTCGTGTCATAGGTATGTTACATAAACTCGACTATGCTGTTATCAATGAAAGCGAATTGAATTTGCTTAAGAATTGGTCAGATATAGTTAAGTCAGTAGACATCTTTGTTTCGAGACCTATTTATACTTACGACCAAAACGGAGAGTGCGATAGATTCTATAACTATGACGAGCTCGAAGAAGAGGATTGGGGGTATTCTGTTTGTAAACATATCAATGAAGATGCCGACGTAGATACTGAATGTCCAATACGCTATCAAATGAAAGATATGGGCTATCTTTTTCAAATGACCTTTGATAAAGATAGTCTTGGGGACCGTCCTGGAGGTATTCTCGGACTTCCAATGAAAGATGCATCTACTATAAAAAAGGATATTCGAAATTGTTCTAACTTTTATCTCCTTAAAAGCATTAAGGTTGAAGAGCTAACAACGACTCGTACAATAATCGACATAAAAGAAGATTATTTGCAGTCGCTTGTTACTCGTGAGGTTATGACTGATGATTATGACAGTCACAATACGTTAATCCCGAAGTATGCATTTGTCTATAACTCACGTGTAAACCTTGCCAATATAAGGAAAAGGTTGTTTGAAGGTTTTAATGCTGCCTCTATATTGCCTTTTACAGATGGAAATATAAAATACGAGAGACGTAGAAAAGACAAAGGATATATTCCTCTTACTGAATATGATAAAAAAATCGTGCTATCATTTTATATATATATTAAGCAAGATGGAAAGGATATAGTCGTTCATGGTAAAGCAGGGGTATTAGGATATGGTTCTCCCATTTTATTTATATATTACCCAAACGTGAATGCTTATAAGGCTGTTTTGGAATATTACGACTATAATGACGGTTCGAGAGTATTCTACGAAATACCGTTAGAACGACATGCTTTCCTAAATGGTTCTTTCTATTTCGGAGGATTTAGAAAAATAATAACGAAGAATGTTCCTTTATGTTTCGCAGGATGGGGAAAAATAACGGGGCAAGTTTCTCCTATTCCTACAGTATCTAACGATAACGAACGTACAATAGATTTTCCAAACAAAATTTACACATCGGAGATAAACAATCCTTTCTATTATCCATTATTAGGTATCAATACTGTTGGTACTGGTAATATTATAGGAATTTGTTCAGCAGTTAAGGCTCTTAGTGAAGGTCAGTTCGGACAGTTCCCATTATATGCGTTTACAACAGAAGGAGTTTGGGCTTTGGAAATATCAAAGACTGGGACATATACAGCACGACAACCCATTACTCGTGATGTGTGTCTTAATGCAAAGTCTCTTACGCAGATTGACTCTGCTGTCTTGTTTGCCACAGATAGAGGAATAATGATGCTACAAGGTTCTCAATCAACATGTATATCAGATATTCTTAATGGAGATAATACGGTGTCGGTGCTGAACTTACCAAAGATAGATAAAATTTTAGGTTTCGCAGGACAAAACAAAAGCTCGTTGCAGCTTCTTCCTTTTATGGAGTTTGTTAAGGACTGCCGTATGATATACGACTACGAGCATCAGCGTATTATCGTGTACAATGATAGCAAGGATACAAGTACTAATAAGCTCCGATGCAACTACGCTTATGTATGGTCGCTGAAATCAAAGCAGTGGGGTATGATGCAATCAAACATAGCAGATAGTGTAAACGCTTACCCTGATGCACTAGCAGTAATTGATAATGGTAGTCTTGTAAATTTCTCTGATGAGTCTGATGACACATATAAAAATATTGTTATATCTCGCCCTATAAAACTTGACGCATTCGATATACACAAGTCTGTCGATACCATTATACAACGTGGTGTATTCCATAAAGGACATGTAAAATCGGTATTGTTTGCTTCTAATGATTTGTATAATTGGGTTCCTGTATGGTCTTCTGTAGACCATTACTTGCGTGGGTTTAGAGGTACACCGTATAAGTACTTGCGTATAGCTTTACTTACTGGGCTTACGAAAGATGAAGGTATTACTGGTTGTTCTGTACAGTTCACTCCACGACTGAACAACCAACCACGATAGTTTAGGTTAGTTTTTACTAAGGTTAGTTAAGATTGTTATTCATGGAAAAAGGCAGGGCTACGTGATGTAACTCTGCCTTTGCTTTTTACCACGGCTTTAGTTTCCGCCTTATCTTTCCAGTTCTTGACACAAGTGATGTCCGTATCTTTGTTTTCAGTTCGTCCACTTTATCTATCCAGTGTCCAGTACTCGCAGGAAGCGTGATGCTCATCCAGTCTGCAAGAACTCTACAAACCAAAAACTCATGTATCAAATGCTCTAACATCTTAACGGTGGTCATAGAGAATGTAGACGGTAAAGATAGACATACCTTGTACTCATCAGGTTCTACGAGAACATCATTAAGCGTCTGTTCCGTATCTGGTATATCTTCCTTTGCGTATGGAAATAGCAACTCAACACATTCAGAATGGGCTAAATTTAGGACTCGTGTAACGCGATCTACATTACCGTCTTGTGCAATATCAAACACCTGATGCTTCGTGTGTTCCTCATCCTGTGGCATAATATCAGCCTCAACGAAAGAGTAATTACTCGCATCATACAACAACTCGGCACGTTTGAATGTAAGCGTTACCAATTTGTTACTTTTTTCAGCTATGTTCTGATTTTGGCAATATCCCATATTACAGAAGATTAGTAGGTAGGACGTGTAGGACGGCTGCGCTTGTACAAAGCACGCTTTACATTCTCCAGACTAATCTTCGAGTGGCTTGCATACGTTTCTGCGTCTTCCTTGTTGGTTATGGCAAACCAGTCGGCAAGTGCCATATCAACCAAATACGAATGTATGCCATTACCTAAGCTATCTGCTGAAGCATTGTTGTAGTTAGATGGTAGCCTAAATGTAAGAGTAAGCTGTCCGCTATTATCAATCTCACTTTGCATACGGTTATTGCTTGTGGTCTTATCTTCATACAGATATTCGCCAAGCAGACTTTTGAGAGACGAAAAAGCATTGGCGAGTGAACGGCGTACCTGATAACTGTTTTCATCATCATCACTTGCTTGCATATTCGATGCAGCCTCATAAGTCTTCTTTCCCTCAGCCTCACGTGCCTGTCCTGTTAGATAGGCTTTGTTCTGAATGTCATAGATAAGCTCTTTAACCTCTTCCGTTATAACGAGGTTCTTCTTGTTTTCTGCCATATTATTTATAATTAGATGAATTATTCGTATGTTGGACGTATCGGCTTCTTCTTAAAATAAGCCTTACGCAGAATATCTTCCATGTCGGTTGCAGCAGATTTCGCATAACTTTCTGCTTCTTTCTTGTTTGTGAATGTATACCACTTACTCGTGATGTTCATAACAAAGAAGCTGAATAGGCTACGCTGCATACTCTCTTTCAGGTTTTCATCGAAAGAGTTAGATAATTCTAATTCCAATGTGTATAGGTCGCTTACCTCCTGTTCTATTCCAAGTACTTTCTTTAAGCTGCCAGCAACCATATTCTTGCTCTCATTCCAAAAGCGTTCAAGCATTGCTTTATCTTCATCAGTTGTGAAGATACGGTTGTAAGCGTCTTCGTCATTTTCCATCTTGGCACCAGTATAAGAAGTTGTCTTTGCAACTTCATTATAAACTTCGCCCTTAGCTATTTGAAATTCAATCCTTTTCATATTACCATTTTGCGATATTATAGTTAATGCCTATACCAATATATGGTTGTAGGCTGTTTTTACCAATACCATAGCCTACCTGCACCCCCAATCCCCAACGCTTCTCTTTGCTTTTGAAATAATGATTGATAACATTAGTCTTTTGGTATACAAAGATGCTATCTACCTTTGGATTGTAGCCACTCACCCAAACTTTGTACGTGCTATCCTCATACATCTTTTGTGTTATTGGTATCACCACCTTAGCACTGTCAGGAGTATTCTTAACACAACTATCAGATGGCATTATATAATTTCCGCCTAAAAATGTATTTTTTAGCATATAATTTTCAGCAGAATTTGTATTTCTGTCACTAACTGGGAGTGATACAGTATCAAACCTTAACACGGTACTGTCTTTTGGTACTGGCAAATAGTACGGTATTGTGTCTCGATAATGGATAGTATCTGTAACCTCGTTCATCTTCGGTGGAGGCAACTTGTAGTGTCGTAGGAAAATGTAAGCAAGAGAAATCACGCCAACAAACAATACTCCTACAGTCACTAATACGCTTGTTAATTTACTCTTCTTTTTCATACACTAACTATTTTGAATGTCTGAATACTCTTCTTTTGCGTTGAAACATGGACATGCCTTAATATACTCGAAAGGTTCTATTTTGCCATTTCTGTTAAGGTCGGGTGAAAAGTCCCTATGCCCTTGAATGATAGCATTCGGATATTTTTTATGTAACATCTTCAATAAGATGCGCAAAGATTTCTTTTGCTCTGCAGTTCGATTATCAATAGGCTTTCCGTTACTATCAATACCACCGATATAGGCTACATTGATACTAATAGAGTTAAAGCCCTTAACACCATTACTTACTTTATCTTCATCAAGCAGCTGTGTAATCTTGCCGTCTGGGCTGACTACGTAATGATAGCCTGGATTAACCCAGCCTTTTCGCTTGAACTCTTGCTTTAAGCCCTCAATCGTCTGTGACTGATGACTTGCGGTGCAATGAACCGCAATGTATTGTATATTTCTCATCTTACTTCTCCCTTGTTAATTTTGCCACTGCTGCCATACCTGCTGCTGCCCCTACGAGGTATGGATAAATCTTTATCCACCATTCTGGAGGTGTTGCTGCTGCTGCTGTCATAGCGGTATGAATAGCTACGGCTATAATACTGATACCTGAACTCAATACAACAATATTTTTAAAAAACTTCGGGGTTGTAGCCCTCCACCTCTCTGATAAAGTCTTAAATCGTTTCAAAATCCACCTCCTTTCGGCATACCTGGACGGTCCATTTTCACATCGTTAAGGTGCGTAACCTTAACATTTATCTCGTCTAGTTTAGCCTTAATCTCCTTCATATTGTCCTGCGCCTTTTGGTTATTCTCGTTATAGAGCAAGTGGTCGTTGTTCACTTGCACCTCCAATATAGAGATGCGAGAATTTAACTGCACCCAAGCACCTACAAAAGCGATAATAACTGTGCCTAATATGCCTAATAGCGTGTTTCGTATTCCTTTATCCATCTGTCATTTTTTTTGTTTTATAGTTAAAATAATGCCAGCCGAATACTCTTACACTGGCGTAATACATCATTGCCACGAATACCATCCAAAGGATATGTATAGGACTATTTGGCTGCCTACCTATAACCGTCAGCATCCTATGGAATAGACCAAGATCTGCTACCTTCCTATCGAAAGCCTCACCGCCCCTGTCGTAGTCATCATCGTGGACTACACAAGCAGCGTAGAAGAGCTTTGTGTAAGGGGGCTTAATATACTTTAGCAGCCCCTTACTACAACCGCATCCGTTACTCATCACATTTGAATTTATCCCATTCGATACTATCCTTCTCTTCCCAGCCTTCTTGCAAGTGCTTTTGAATGAAACTAATAGCACCTGTATAGAACTCGGTAAACTCTTCCAGTGTCTCGAAGGTTTCGTACTCTGCATTCTCCACCGTTCCGAGTTTTAGCTTTACTGGTAACGTCTTGCCGTTCATCTGGATAGCCAAATCAAATGCAGCCTTGTAATTGAATTGGTTTTCCATAGAAAGCCAAACCTGCTTGCCCTTGTAGCTGTACCCTGATAATATCTTTTCATCAACAGCCTTATTGACGATAGTTATTATCTCTTCTTTCAGCTCTTCCAAAGTAGGCTTGTATCGGTATTGCTTACGATAATTATAGCCGTTTTCGCCGTCAGTGCCGTAACCGAAACGTGCTTCATACTTACTACGTCCTATCTTAAAAAGTCCGTCTTGACGCTCCTTTGCGCCGTATATTTTTTCAAAATTCATAGTTAGGTCTCCTTTCTCTCCTTCTTCAATCCTCCTACAACCTCATCAAACACAGCTCCCATATTGTCTGCATCTATTATCTGAGGTATCATATTACCATATCTTTTCATAATCTTTAATTTTCATTCGTTTCGCAATCGTTAAGGTTTTCCAGCCTCCCCGCTTTTCGTTTTACTCTTCGCAGTCGATTTCGCTTTCGTTCTCCAATTCTCCATCGAAGGCAAGGCGAGCACCCCAGTACGAATACCAGTACGAATCATCGCTACCCGCGTTCGCACCCACGAGACCGCCACGCTCATTCGCACCGGCATACGCACGCCCAACATACCGCCCTCTTGAAGGGCTATACCGCTGGCAAGCAGCGTAGCCAGTTGAGAACGCTCTTTCACTAATCGAGAACGAAGAGCCTATCACATCACAGAACCTGCCATGCTTCAATCGTGCGATATTATAGCCTTCACTAGCAATACCCTGCACAATTCTTTCCGACTTTGTTCTATCATCATAGATATGCCACTTTGCATCTACTGGCATTGATTCGTCGTTATTTGGTCTCTTTGCAGCCTTCCAAGCAGCGAACGTGGAGATATTCACGCCTACATTATCCATCATCTCCCACACACAACCGACAAAGCCTTCAAGCCCCCAAATCTTATTGGGTACTTTGTTAGCACTGCCATAGACAGTGTCAGCCTTACCGATAGCGTCCTGACTTCCAGTAATGTAGTCAGAACTACAGCCAAAGCCATATATTCGCTGGTCATCCCTATTGCCATAGTAGCATCTTGACAAGATGGCGATAATCTTCGACTGCTCATAGCTGATAGAGTGGTAGCCCTTACCTCTGTATCGGCACAAGTTCAGCAAGTCTAGGAAGGAATAGTTAAGCGAACCGACAGGCATATTTGTAGGATTTCCCTCTTTATCGTATATCCATTCCTCCGAGGTCTTATTTGTTTGATTACCTCGTCTCGTCCTCTTACCACTCACAGAACGGAACAGCCCGAAATCGTCCGTAGTACCTCCATAGATACCGATTAACTCTGCCTTATGCTCAACCCATCCTGGCTCGATAGCCTCTATATCCTCACTATCCACAGACAAGACGATATGCTCATCATCAGACAAAGCACGAAAGCAAGTAAAGTACAGGTACTTCGCACCTGAAGGAACTGCATTATAAACGTAGTCTCCGTTCTCATTCTTGAAGTCGAGCGGACTACCAGAGATACTAGTAATAGCCAATACCTGCTTTTCAATTATCCTACCTCTACCATCCACGAATACGGCGCAATAGGTAGCATTATTCAGACCAATATATCGAGCCTGTTTCATACCCTCCACATCGAGCCTGTAAACAGCACACGAAACCAAATCGCCCATACACTCATCGCCAAACTGCACACCTACCTTTGCCTTATCGCTTATCACACCCTTTGTATCGGCAAATAGGCACTCACTTAGTAGAGGTTGGTTTTTCTTCGTATATGTCGCCTCTGGCTCTTCTCTGTTAGAGCTTAGTAAGGTATGTTTCTCCTGTGCCTTGAAGTCATTGATACCCTTATACCAGAAGTGAGGAATGAACATAAAGCAGTCGTACTGCTCACCGAGTAAATCCTTATTATCGAAGGTGCTATTATCGGCATACTTTGTATAGTCACTCTCACTAATCTTAGTGAGGTGCATCTTTCCGTTTGCTTTGTTGAATTTTCCCTTTACCGGTACACTCTTCTTTCTTATCTTTAATATGTGACCACTTGCTACATAGTCTTTACTGAAATCATAACCTGTAGAATTATCCACATTCGTTATATTTTCCGTATCTTCTACATTGTCAAACTCTTTGTAATCGCTATAAGCCTGCTGCTTAATAGATAGTAATGGTAGCGAAGTTCTCCATCCTTCTAACGTCGTATCATCAGTGTACCTCGTCAAACGATAGGTACCTGATAATACAGGCTGTGCGCTTACAGACAACGTGGCATCAATTCCTTGCAGGTTAAGGCTCTTCAACTTCTCCAGCTCGTTTCCATCTCCAGATGTCTTTATGCCTGTAATTCTTACGTACTTTAACGATGTATTAGTAGCGCCTACACACTTCATCATCAATGCCCACTGGTCTATCTTCTCACATCCTTCTACTACCAATGTCTCAATACTTCCAGAATTTTCTAATACTATACCTGTATTAGTTAATTTTGGTAGATAGCGTAAAACGAGCTTCTTATAAGTTGCAGGTACTTCCAATCTTTCAATATTACCAGCCTCGGCAACATTTATCTTTGTCAGCTGTGATCCGGTAGCCTGCACTCTCTTCAAACGTGGGCAATAACGAGCATCGATAGTTGTAATAGCGGTGTTACGCACATCTAATACCTCCAAGAACGGGAGATTACCGAGCGCAAGATTGGTAAGATACCCCTCGTTGTTATTTTGCAGCTTATAATTAGCTCCACCGATAACCAACTCCTTTACCAAAGTAAGTGCGGAAATATCCCACGAAGCAGGGGACGGTGTACAGCCGCTTATATCCAACATCTCCAGCTTATCTGCTCCGAACACATATAACATCGTACCGCTACCTGTATTAGTCATTCCTGATTGTAGCGTGTAAGTCTGACCAGCTTTCAGATAACAGCTATCTGTCGCAACGTTTGCACGGTCTACACCGATACCAAAATAACCATCTTTAGCTGCCCTTATCCTCACGCTTACCAGCTTACCAGTAGCACGCATCGAAACAACAGAGCTGTAAAGGTCTCCAGTCTGATAGAAGCCATCACGGAACAGGAAGCGAGTTTTAATAAAGTCCTTCAATCTCTGGATAGATAGACCGTGCAAAGCATAGAAGTAGTTAGCAGTAGCCTTGCTATGCTCGATATACTTTCTTTCTCCATCGAAAGAGCTTACCACCTTCGGCCACTTAGTCAGTCGGTCAGTTATCCAATACTTCACAAGACCAGAGTACGAGAAAGGCACAAGACCATCTGCCGTTGTCAGCTTACGCATAGTCTGTGCAACAGCACGCATCGTAACTGTTTTCTGTCCTTCGTCATCGAGCCAAAAGTCATCATTGCCTACGGCTGCATTCTGAACGAACAACACGCTATCGTGTCCTTGATATACACCTGCATCATCGTTGTTCGGGTCGAGTAGTGCGGGGATGGTCAGCCCACAGTCGTTATCGCTTCCCAGAATTGTATCGCCATCGTAAAGGTGGTTAAGGTACATTCTTACGACACCGTCCCTATCGAGGTAGAAACCTACCATCATATTTTTGCTTCGTTGGTCCACCGCAGCTATATAGTCGGTAAAGATATGATAGCAAAGTACAGAGTACACATTTGCCACCGTATGTAGTTCCTGTTTCCACTTCTTTAATCGGTTTGCCTTCGTTCCAGCAGTAGAGACACCACCTATCGTAATAGTCCCGTTCTCTTCCGTTAGGTGCTGATTACAATCTTGACAGAAACGCAACCATCTATAAAGCTGGTATGGTACTTTCTTTCCTGCCTCATAGAGTGCATTAAGCGCATCATCATCAGGGTAACGGCTTTCAAAGTACTGTAACCAAATAGGCTTGCCCTCTGTGTCTGGCGTTAGCATATCTTCGACCGTATTAACACCTTGGAACCAGTCCAAAGCATCGTACTTCAATAGCTCGTAATTTTCAACAGGATTGACCACATCGCCTGAAATAACCCACTTCGAGCCATCAAAAGACATTGTGCCTGTGGTCTCTTTCCAGTCTCCACCTTCTTGCCTACGGAATACTCTATGTTTCGGACCGCAAAACTCACTTACCACAACGACATCAAATGTTATTGCTTTCTTCTCATCAGAGTAGAACACCCATTGCGATTTATCCTGCGCCTTTACAAAGTCATCGAGAGACTGGTTTTTTGCCGCTACAAGCTCGTAAAAGTCTCCGTAGTTAAGACACTTCTTGTTATAGCCTTCAACGCCCTCAAAGCCGTAAATCTTAGCGTCTCCCTTATCCTCGTTCCAGTTTCCCTTTGCGTGGAAATATCCATAACTTGGCGAAGTAGCATCGGGGCTAAATCTATCGGTACGGAAAAAAGCACAAGGGACTGAACAGATAGAGCTGTTAATGGTATATCTCGTAGTACCATTATAAGCCATCTGTGCTGGTGTAATATAGTTTACTCCCAGTTCTCTCTGCAAGTCATTATACAGGTTCGTTGAAGCACCATTATTAGCGCCTCCGCTCTCCGAATAGTCCACCTTTACGGTAATGATATTCGTAGGCAAAGAGGTATCGAGTACCTGTACCTTTCTCTTTCCAGCATTAGCAAGGCAATCGTTGTACTTCTCCAACTCCTTACCGCTGAACTCTTCCGCAGTATGAAGCAGGGTAATTACCGCACCCTTAAACTTCATCTTTATGTTTTTGATAGGTCTCTTAGACGAAGTCGTACCCTGGTTAGTAACCTTTACCCCAACAGCTTTGAAGTCTTGCCAGGGACGATTTGGGAAGTAAGCATAAACATCGTATGTTCTCTTCGTCTTTTTGTCTCCGTCCAAGCCTTCCAGGTACTCTGGGTAATTGTCTTTGGCTTCATTATCCGCTGTGTCCTTATTCTTACACAAAACGAAATAAGGGATGCCAATATCGTAGAGCTTCTTTGCCTGAGGTCTATTCTTAGTCGTATTCTCTGCCGTTACGGAAGCCATTACATCATTAAAACCATACTCGGTAATCATCGCATCGGTATCAACCATAGTAAGCAGGTAGTTATTAAACTCCTGCTCGAAGCCAAAGTATGTGCGCCAAGCCTTCACATTGTATAGATAGAGGTCGCCCAGAGTACCATCGAAAGCTACTTCTGCATCGTGGGCTATCAAAGAACCTGCTGTATAATAACATACTCCTACTTCTTCTCCGTCAAAGTACATTTTTGCCACACCGATACCGGGATAGGGTGCTACGGTAGAAGGCTCGATAACAATAGCCACATTTGTGCGCTCGCTATCATCGAGGGCTGCCGTAATGGTATGTGCTACCGTCTTACCTCCATCGAAGGTAAATACCACATTTTTGCCATCAACCCAGAAGCCAAAGCCATTTTTAATACAAGAGATAAGTCGGGCATCGTCATTGGCTATATTCTTCTTCATCACAGTGAACTGAATAGCCATACCGTTTTGCCCCATAGCTGCATCATTGAACGGACTATAATGTAACTTTCCTGTAGCATTTTCGGCTATTCTCAAAGACATATTACCCTCGATAGCACTCGTACCAAAGTTGTCAGTTACAAAGCCATTAGTGGACCAGTTCACACCCTCGACATCAAGGACTACACCTGTATCGCTGATAGTATGATCCGACTCCGTATTTGAGCGACCTGCAAAGTCAATACTAAACTGCCTTTGTGTCTTAACCTCCTCGATAGCTAACATAGTACCAGATACACGGAAACTTGCCTTTTGGCTTGCTCCCTTGCCACTCTTCACAACTACACCCAGCGTGACACTACCGTCTATATTCACATTTGTAACCTTCTTCATAAAGGTGTAGGTTTGAGAACGATAAGCCACACGCTGTGCCTCTCTATCATCGTTTATAAAAACTTCTGCCACTGGCTCTGAACTCTGACTATCATAGACAGCATAATCGACCGATATAGTCTCATAGAGCTTCTTCGTTCCTTCTTCTCCTTCACTATACCACCGTGTGGCTACAATAGGGGTCTTGTTCCCTTCTTCTACAACCATCACAGCCGTATGAAGATAGTTACCAATAACACCAGTACCAACGACACCATTTTCACGGCTTCCTATATCCTCCCCGTGTATGCGAATGGGATATGCGCCATGTGTCAGAACCTCACCACCCCCCAACACATCGTTTGGGTTAAAGCTCACTGGGTGCGAATAGGTATCTAATACCGTAGCCTCTCCCAGTTTCTGCCATCTTCCAGAAAGGAATATCTCGGTAGTTGCTAATATGCCCTTATCGCTCGCATTATTAGCGAACTTATACATTTGTAAGGACTTCACACCACCACCAGCATTAAGCACGGTGTTAGCCGTGTAATTCAGCGTTTGAACGCTCTCTATGGTTACATCTACAGCATTAACATTAGTGTTCTTACTTCCTGAATGCTCGCTATCATCATAGGCTACAAGCTGGAAGCGCCTTGCTCCAGCCTTAGTAAAGTATGCACTAACATCAATTCGATAATCGAAGGTTTCAGCATCAGCACTCGAAGCCTTGTTTACGTTCAACGTCTCCAATACCTGCTTCGTATCTCTGTCGATAAGCTCCAGCCTCTCGATATTGTTAGTAACCTCCTTATTGCCCTGCATCTGCACAGACCTTACAGATGCTTCCATTATCACAGAGCCACCAGCTTTGACATACAATGGGTTTTCCTTAAAAGCTATGGCAATGGTTGTTCCACTTGTGTTTCCACTTGTACCAACAGTAAACTGTTGCTCATCTCCTACACCCTCATTGGCTTCATTGACAAGCTGCAACTTCACAACACCTTCGGTCTCTGTGTTGAGTTTGATGTTTGTTGGTATCTTCGAGTAAGCACCACCAGTAGAAAATGCCTTTTCTCCATTTTGCTCAGGGGTGTCAGATACTTCTACTTTTGCTGTTCCTCCACCACCAAATGCTACCCACGGCTTAGTGTCGGCAGGGTTGATGTCAGGAACTTCACGTGTGAACTGGAATGTTGCCCAAACAGGCGCACCGTTGCTATTCTTGTCGGCTGTCTTGAATGTAAGTACAACACCACTTTTGAAGTAAGAGAAACCGCTTTCGGTCTGCAAGTCTTGAACGGCTTTGATAGCTGTGCTTAATGTATATTCCACATCGGGACAAATAGTATTGACATTGAGAATGTTTCCAATGTTACTACCATTTGCACCAAAATCTTTCCAATTTCCCTCTTTATTCCATGCCTCGGTATTCACCCACTGCTTTGACTGCCATCCATTGTTAGGGGTGTTGAAAGTAAGGACAATGCCAGGTATCTGATAGTCTGCTTTATTTGGTAACTCGTCAATCTTTGACAGTGCAACGGAGAACGTCATATCTCCATTCTCTTGCCCTAATAGTTTATTGACATTGATAACGCCACGTGCCTTAATCTGCGTTGCCGTATTAGAATTACTGCTCTCCAACGTAGAAACACGCTTCTTGACATCGGTCATATCATCTTGCAGCTGCTTTCCTTCGTTACCAGGAAATGCAGTACCACTTGTGTGTCCAAGTGCAAGGTCAGAACCGATAGGGGCTAACTTTGTTCCACTCCAACGATACGTGATATTATCGGAGTTGTCAATGTAAACTTTTCCACTTACAGGGACACGGCCATTAGAAGATGCTGTCCCGAATGTATCTGCATCAGCCCAGTCAGCATAATAGGTTGTTGTAGCCGGCTCTTCTTCTGTTGTAATTGCCAATACAAACAGGTTGTTATCCTTGTTATATATTACCTTGCAATTAACATCGGTAGAGTTCTTTGGGGAAGAAGATTGCTGTGCGGTAATACCTGTTACCGTGCTATCAAACTCTATAACATCATCAACATAACTCGGCAAATGGGCAGCTGGTACTTTGCCTTCTTCATCTAAAGGCGCAATACCATTTGCTTTGCCTTTTGAGTCTTTTATAGTGGTTAATTCAGCATTCACATCAGATGCTGCTTTCTTAGCATTTTCGGCAGTCTGCTGTACTGTCTCAACGGCTGTGCGAGTTTGGTTCACACTATCGCCTTGTGTCGTCACTTGTGTTTTGAGTGCCTTTACATCATCTTTGATACCCTTAACATCTGTCTTCGTAGCGTTTAGGTCACCCTGCAATTCAGATATGTTGCTATTGTACTGCTCACTATCTACTGTAGGATTACCACCACTTTCTCCAGTAGCTACCCATGCTCCACCGTCTGCAACGTAAATAGGACTGGGGAGGGAGCGCCCTACAATAGCCCACCAACCATCATGTGGCAATGGATAGGCTTCACGTAATTTCTCAACAGTGGTAAATATACCCTTGTTCGCACCCTTTATATTTTTGGCTTCAAGCCAACCATCTACCTTGAAACCGCCTTTTATATGACCATTTCCTTGAATAGTTGTGTTACCACCAATAGAGACATTGCGCCCAACGGATACATCACCGTCTATCTGTGTTGTTTTTATTGAACTCATATTAATGCTGATTTAGCCAATTCCGACAAAGCCTTACTTTGGTCTGCATTGCCGTATGTTGTTAATACTAATGATGCTATAGTATATATTACCGCTTGATAGCATCGCTCGCATATCTCTATACTCTCATCGTTGTCTATCTTTGGATAGGGAAGATAAACGGCTTTACTTACCATGGCATCGGTACTTTTGCAAGAATAAAACTCTAACACCCTACCCTCGGGGTGTATGGCAATGGCACACACAGGCTTCTGCGAAGTGCCGCGTATGCCTTTGAAATGACTGCTTTGCAGCTCGTACAGCTCATCATCTTCGCTGATGGAATGATACACTGCTCGCTCCCAATCGTCCATCTGAAACACCACGAGACGCATAAAATCTTCCGGGAGTAACACCCAGCCGCTTTCAAGCTCTTTCCAGTAGATGGCGTCGCCGAAATTATAGCCTCCATCGAGCAGATATGACGGGGCGCTACTGTGGATACGTTTCACGGCATCGACGATCTTTGACCTGATGATGTCATTTAGGGAAAGAGTATCTACATCGCCAAAGTCCTCTAAAACATTACTCTGCATGTTTTGGTCGATGGCGATGCGGACATCTCTTGCTATTTCGTCAAGACGATATACTTTCATTTCTTATCGGTTATAAACCCTCGAACTCGATATTATTAGCCTTTGCAGCTTCCAAGATGGCTTTCTGACTTCTGAGCGATGTACGGCTTACGCCGAACGTATCTGCAAGATAGTCTTTGGCTTCGCCGATGTCGCTTACTTTTACCTTACGTGTACCGCTTTCATCAAGATTGGTCGCTTCGTTGTCATTATCCTTGCCCTCGTCGATAGCTACAACTTTAGTAGGGTTATCCTCTTCATCTTCTTCTGTTCTGTCGAGATTGAACAGGCTGCCGAATCTATAATGGCGCTCCAATGCTTCTTGCACGTCTTCATTATCCGTAGAATAGACACTGCCGCCATTCGATAGTGCAACAAAGGCAATATGCATGCTATTGCTGTTTTTCAGAACAACATTGATGCTGATATGCGAGTCTGAACTATAATGTTTTTTCATCTTCCTGTGAATTTTAAAGGGGTGGGATGTTTTGTAAATATCCCACCCCTTATTTTTTGTTATACTGATAATGTAGTACCTTATGCGTGAGCAAGTTTCATACGTGCGTGTGCCTTTGCATAGCGCAGATACAGACAACTTACCTCCTGAATGACAACAGCATCGGTTCTGCGAATACCTGCCTTTTGCAAGTCGAGTACGTTACGTGCCCATGATACATGGACTTTCTTCGACAGATATTCCGGATCCATGGCAAAGCCGCAGTCGCTCATACCGTTCACATCGAATAACTCATGATGAATGGTAAGCACCTCGCCGAAGTCGGTATCCCACGACTTGAATTTCAAGTTCCACACCTCTACAGTATCTTTCAGACGGAACTTTTCGCTCTTAATCTTAGAGAAAGCCGAAAGCATGTCGGAACCGCAGAGCAAAATCTTACGCTTGTTACCGATGCCAGTGCCTACAAACAAATCCTTAGTGATGTCTACAAGGTTATCATCGGTAATTTCCGCACAATTCCTCGCAGTATTCCATGTACCTACTTCGATATCTTTTCCTGCCATCCACCAAATACCGCCGGTAAACCAAGTGTTCATGCCCTCTTTGGCAACGTGCTTGATAACGTTCTTTACACCGAACAGATAAGTATTCTCCATGGCCAGACGCATGTCGTAAACACCGTCCTCCTCCAAGTCGGAGAAATTCCAGTTCACTTCCTTTGCGGCAATCTTGTCGAAAGTAGACTGCTCCACCTGTATCATGAAGTTCTGGCAATACTGCGTCTCGGGCATCGGAATGTTGTTGAAACGGCCCGTCTGCACATCTAATTCGCCACAGGCTTTACCCATTCTTACAAGGGTAGTACCGCTCGGGATTTCAGGAACAAGGATAGGCTGCTTGCTCGATGTATCCATGGCACCGTTTACCGCATAGACGGTAGGAACGTTGGTTGAGCTGTCCTTGCCACACACACACAACACAAGGTCCGGAATATTGCTTCCGCTGTAAGCCTTACCGGTATTCGGGTCGGTAACACCCTTTACGCCTACCACTCGGATGGTGTCATCGAGTGTAAACATGTTGGTATCGCTGACAGGGAGCGAAGTACTTGCACCGCTTGTCATGGCGGTTACCTTTGCACTTGTGGTACACTTGATTTCACGCGTGCCGACACTGTAATACTTAACCTCAAACGAATTAGTATTGCTCGACTTGGCATAACGACTGATTTGGTCTACAGGAGTAGCCATTGGTCGAATTTTAACGATGCGCTGGTCTACATCGCTCATGTAGAAGTTGCCATCACCGTCAGTACGTCCCTGTGTTTCGGTAGCAATACCTGCGGTGCTCTGTTTACTTCCATCTCCCTCAGCTCCTGCGCTGGTCTTTCCTGCATCGGGAAGTGCAGAGGCATCAGCCATAAGCACACCATTTGATGCACCCATCACAAATGCCAACACCGTCAGCATAATGCGATAAAGAAAACTTGAACTTTTTCGTAATGTTTTCATTGCTTTTGTTATTATGAAATTTATATATGAGTGATATTTGTTATCGGTTATAGGCTTTTCGTTTCTCACCTCCTCGTTCCCAAATAGTTTGATTGCCATCGTACCGTCCAATGGCTCCAAGGTCTGGAAGTGGCTTCTGTGCCTTTCCGCCTCCATTCTTTCCATTGAGATTGGCAGTACCATCATTACGTGAGGACTTTTTCAACTTCTCGTCAATCTTTGCGTTTCGTCCTCTTACCTCGCCCTCGTGTGCAGCTTCTTCGACGTTGGCATCATGGTTAATAGCTTTTGATGCCATTTCTATACTCTCACGTGAAAATTTGCCGAGGATACCATCTTTCATAATGTTTACAAGGAACTCCATAATTTGGTCTACCTCTTCATCGCTCCAGCCTTTCTCTTCTTGAATTGCAGTAATGGTATCGTAAGTTTCGGAGATGTTTTTTTGATATTGTTCATCAAAGTCTTTCTCCTTAGCAACTCGCTCAGCATATTCTTGACTTGCCTTTGCAACTTCTTCTTGCTTTGCAGGGTCTTGAAGCTCCTCTACAAAGTCTTCTCCAAACATACGTACCAATTCAATGGCAGGATTACCACCCTTACGCCAATTGGTAAGGAAGGCTGCACTACGAGGGTCGCTCGTAAATAGGTCGGAAAAAGCCTTTTCTCTTTCCTGATACCCTGCTGCCTCTTTGTCATAATTATCGTAATCGTCATTGATTTGACCAAATAAAGTCTCATCATCATCAAATTGTCGGTCAGGATATTTATTTTTCATCCTTTCCGAAAACTTGTCTCGATTACTTCTAACTGTTGTACTATCAGCCATAATCTTTTAAAATTTTATATTTTGATGATTGTTTTACTGCAAATATACATTGTAAATTATTAGTTTTAGGTATAACTATTATTGTTTTTATTAGTAACTTTGGAACGCAGATAAGACAAATATGAAGAGACGAGGTTCTTTAATGGAGTATTCTCAAGAGCGCATTGAAAGTATAATGCGCATCTATGATGAATATATTTCATCATGTGAATACATCGACACATCTTATATTTGTAAACATATAGCTAATATGCCTGCACCACGTTTTTGGGTGTCAAGTATATGGGCAAGCAAGATGATGTATGCAATGTTTAAGGGAAGCCAGCTTAAAAATATGTTACCGTCTAAAAGAGAAATGTTTCAAGAGATATTCAGACGAGTTAAGACTTTGCGAAAGCTGCACCCTAATTGGACAATAAAAAAATGTTGTGAGATTGTTGTAGAACAACCTGCTCCGAAGTTTTATCTTACAGCAGAAAGTATAGGAGTAATGATATGCAAGGAAAAGAAAAGACGTTTCGAAGAAAGAAAGAAAAGGCTACGTCATTGCTTTTAGCATTTGCAGTTATTGTACTTTCTTTGATAGGTTCCTCTAATTGGTACTCGATTGGTATCTATGCAGGAGGATCGTGGGTAGGGAGATTACTCTATCCTTTTTTTCATGCCAGTGTGGTGCATGCCTCACTTAATGCTTGGTGTTTTATATGCCTAATGTTTATCTATGACATAAAACTTACGAGGGTATTCGTAGCGTATATTGTATCTGTAAGTTTTCCTATTGATACTTTATCATCCTTTATATCATTTCCACCTTTGCCAACGGTGGGAATGTCGGGTATTGTATTTTTTTTATTTGGTTCTATCTCCTTTGAAGTAAGAAAGAAACTTTACTACCAGTCGTGGATGCTGTTCTATCTTATTGTTGGTTTCTTCTTCCCCAACACTAATGCTTGGTTACATCTGTATTGTTATTTGTGTGGGGTCGTGTTTTCACTTCTTAACTATCCTATAACAATATGCAGAAAGAAGTAGTAAACATATTAAAGGAAAACAACAAGCGCAATGCCGAGGTCTATCAGAAGTTCGACCCTATCAGTGGTATTGGCTCTATAGGGAAACGTACGGAAGTACATATTGATGATTTTCCTTTAGAGACACAATACCTACCCGTCGAAATGCTTAATATTCCATTGGTTAAATTACTGATGAAATGCGGAAGTATCGAAAAGTTTCTAACTATTGAACTGGCGGTAGAGTATAGCGAGGAAGACCGTCTGAAAGTTATAGAACAATTCGTGCGCCTACGATGTAGGTATGATTTTGCATTTTGGGCTGCTATGTATGTGTACATCAAGAACAAAGGTGGTGGAGATGATGTTCTATTCCACCTGACACGTCCGCAGAGAAAGTTTATAGAACGTCTTGAAGCACTTCGCAAAGCCAACAAGCCTATACGAATAGTGTTGTTAAAGGCTCGCCAGTGGGGTGGTTCTACAACTTCACAGCTGTATATGGCATGGTTACAACTCATTCATAAAGTCGGACTTAATTCTCTTATCATTGCTCATCAAGGTGCAGGTTCTGATGAAATCAAGGATATGTTCGACCGTATGATTAAGGCTTACCCTATATCTATGCTCTATAAGCTGGGGGAAACATACAATGAGAACGAGTCTAAACTGGTAGGTGTAGGACATTCAGGCTCTATACATCGTGTACCACAACGTAATTGTAAGATAAAGATTGGTACTGCTGAACGCCCAGACTCTTGTCGTGGTGGAGATTACAACCTTGTGCATTTGTCCGAGGTTGGACTATGGAAGACTACTGACGGGAAAAAACCTGAAGATATTGTGCGTTCTGCCTGTTCGGGTATTTTGTTAAAGCCCTATACGATGATTGTTTATGAGAGTACAGCTAATGGTACGGGAAACTTCTTCCAACGTGAATACGATGCAGCAAAGCGTGGAACTTCACAGTTTGAAGCTATGTTTGTATCTTGGTTTGATATTGAACAGTATTCTTTACCATTTGAAAATGATGATGAAAAAGCAGACTTCGCTATATGGCTTTGGAAAAATAAAAACAACGCAACACCATCTTCTGCACGTGCGGAAAGTGGTAGGTATCTTTGGTGGCTTTGGCAGAAGGGTGCAACTTTGGAAGCTATCAATTGGTATGTACAAGAACGTGCGAAGTACAACGAACACGCACCAATGGCTTCTGAATATCCATCTGATGATGTTGAGGCTTTTGTTCATTCAGGTGAACGTGTATTCGATAAGTATAAGGTTGATACTTTCCGAACTTCATGTAAACCTCCTAAGCTAATTGGTGATGTTTATGCTGATGAAGATGAAGGTAAGAATGCTTTGAAGAACCTGCGCTTTACAGAAGACTCACAAGGGCTTCTGTGGGTATGGGATTTGCCTGAAATAGACGATAAGGAAATTGTAACCAATAGATACGTTACTATTGTTGATATTGGTGGACGTTCTAAAAAAGCAGACTGGTCTGTAATATTGGTAATCGACCGCCTTTTCATGATGGACGGTGGTAGACCGCAAGTAGTAGCGCAGTGGTATGGACATATTGATATGGATATACTTGCATGGAAAGCTGCACAGATAGCTGCGTTCTATGACAACTCCCTGTTGGTAATCGAGAGCAACACGCTTGAAACGCACGACAAGGAGCGTTCTGTTGATGGTGATTTGTCTCACTTCATCCTCAATCAGATTAAAGACGTTTATCCTAACCTCTATGCACGCAAGCAGACGGAAGATGAGATACGAGAGGGTATTCCTCGCAAATACGGCTTCCATACAAATGTATCCACCAAGCCAATGATTATATCAACGCTTATCAAGGTAGTGCGTGAACATCTATACATAGAACGTGATGAGCGTTGCTTAGATGAATATGTGGTATATGAGAAGAAACAGAACGGTGCATTTGGAGCTATCATAGGCAAGCATGACGACTTATTAATGACACGTGCTATTGGTTTACATATTTGTTTCTACGAAATGCCTATACCAACAATTGTTCTGCGTGTCAATAGAATAATGCCAAAGAAAAAAAAAGCAGTATCTGCTGCCACCATATAAGTTTCATTTATCAAAATTGTTAAACTATGAATGTATTTAAGAAATTCAAAGCCTATCTGCGTTATCGTGAAGCGGTTAAGAAAGCTGATGAGGCTCACGCAAAGACAGGCGAGCGTTACTATGTAATGCCCTCATCAGGTAAGAAGACACTCCTAATTATGGATAGGTTCAATTTCCGCAAGCTGAAGCATAAGGGCTATATCAACAACAAGGCTTTTGTTGCCGACCTTGAAAGGGAGTGCTTCTATGCTACACCGTATAAGGACGGCTCGGCGGAGTTATCTACTTTAGTCATTGAGTTTAAGAAACGACAGTATTACACATGGTATGATGGGAAGATACAGCACAAAGAGTAAGCAAGGCATTGATGGTGTTGCTACACTTACGAATGATGCACTGGCATTAGAGAATATCCGAAAGGGGAAGAATAATAATGGTAAATAATATAAAAGGCGTAGGAATAAATCTTACGCCTTTTATTGTTATGATGCGATTGCTTGGTGTAATTGGTTTACAGCTTGCATATTCGCTCCCTGCTGCGCCTGTTGCATGATTTCAGGAGAAACGCCCTGCGGTGTCTGCCCCTGCTGCACTTGCTCTTTCTGTGATTGTATGCTCTGCAACAATTCGTCCGCAAATGGGAAATTACCATGTTCAAGTAACTGTTCCACGCTGATGGCATTTGCTTGCCATAACTGCATCAATACATCATTTGCAAGCTGACGATAAGCAGGAGTTGTTGTGCTTTCTGTTATCGACAAGTCAAACTCAACGTCTCTAATCTTCTTTGGGTCATATTCAATTTGTGCGCCTGCCTTACCAGCAATGTTGAATACTCGCTTGCCATCATAGAACTGTTGAATATTCTTTACGTCTTTGTAGGCACCATCGACAACGAAATACGAGAAACATTCCAACATGTCAAGAAGAGACATTGTAGCGTTTTGCGTTTCTTGGTTGTACTTAGCTGCACTTGTGCCAGCATACCCAGGCTTACCCTGCAAAGCTCCATTCACACCTGATATATCCTCGAAGAATTTGAGCTGCAAATTAAGTAGTTCGGTTATACCTATATTTGTAGAGTTATTAGCTACCTGATGGGGGATTTGACCGCTTTTTGATGGCTTGAAGACAATAACACCATTAAACTCTGCCCAACTCTCTGCAATATCTTCCATGCTTACTCCATCAGGTAAACTATCCTCAGGCATAAGCAATACACCTTTGGCACTGGCACGCATAATCCAGTCGTAAAGAGTGATAAGACGATTTGTGTATCGCTGCTGGTCTATCACATCTGCCACAAACGAATGTATCTCTCCATCAATAAATGGATATGCCTTGAACACGTACGGATGGCTACCATGTTCAAAAGGAGTTTCTCCCTCTTTCAGAATATCACCGAATGGAGAAAGGTAGTAGAAATACCAATAATCGTCCATAAACCAAGTAGCTTTGACAAGTGGTACTTCTTCTGGTGGCATCCCTGTAGCCTCAGCCATTTGCATACGCTGTGCATTGACCAAAGTAACCTCTTTCTCAAAATCTTCTTCCTCAATCTTGTATATATCGCCATTTTGATAATCATGACATCGGTAGCGAGGCTTTTGTTCTTTGCGCCATACTTCGATTACTCTACATCGACCAGGCTCACTTGTAAATAGGAAATCGTAATTATTAAGCCTGCTGTAACCAAAACGTTCTGCATAATTGGCAAGAAATTCTTTGCGTGCTGCCCATTTGTAAATATCTTTTAGCTTTTGATAGTCTTTGGGAGACTCGGCAAACTGCTCACACAATTGTCCAAAGCTCACATCGTGAACCTCTCCTAAACAACTAACATCCCAACCTCTGAAATCTCTCATATTGTTATCTATGAAGAAATTGTTTGGCTGAACATAGTCCGTCCAACAATCTTCCTTACCATTGCGCCAGCCATAACTCTTACGATGTACAATAAAGCCTGATATAAGAAACTCTTCCATAGTACGTGCAAAGACTTCATTCATTCGATTAAGCTGCATATTGCATTGTAAAATGGTAGACATTGTTTCTCCCAGTTTCTGTTCGTCTCTGTCCCGTGCGGTGCAAGTCGGCTCTTTCGACTGGGAACGGTAAACCCCCAACACATTACGCACAAGCCTACGAATAAGATTGTTTTTTAGAGGAACATTACCTTGCTGCTTAATATATTCTTCCTCTGTCATAGATTTACCATCTACACATATCATATCGTCCCATTGGCTTCCGTATGTATAACGCTTGTTACGTTGTCTATCCTTTCTAAATTGCTCCATTTGGTTCCAGTAATGCTGCGCTTCCATAAGAATATCAAAAGCCCTGCGACTGCCAAAGTTATGCGAACGAAAAGAAACTGTATCCATTTCTTCTCTATCTGCCTTTGGCGCAATCTGGCTCATCGGTAGTAATTTTTCGTTTTTCTTTGTAACTGTATGCATATCTTCTTGTTTTAGGTGGCACAAATCTAATTAAAATTTGTGCCACCGTGGGTTTAACTATTTACGTGTAGCATTCATCTCCTCAATCATCTGCTTTTTCAATGCTGTAAGTTCATTATCGATAACCTTACGTTCGTCATCGTCTGTTGCCTCTTTCATTTCAGCATAGAGACCGTCAATTTCTTTGTTATAGTCCTCGAAAATCTCATAGCGTGCATATTCAAGAGAGTTATAGAGGAAGTCAATCTTCTCGGCATAGTCAAAAACACCATTATCTGTGTCTTTTTCGTAATGCTTTATCCTTGCCTTTAGCTTGTCATGTTCCTCTTTTGCTCGGTAGTACTCGTTGTTAATGGCACGCGACTCTGTACGTTCGTCTCCATTCTTCAAAATTCTATTGAGTACCAAGAAACTTCTTGGGTCATATTCTCTTTGCCCTGCAATAGTCTCCGCACTCTTAGTAAGTTTGTCGATAGTATTAGAGACACCACCGAAATAACCATTAAGAATGTATTCAATCTTTGCAGGATTGAGGTCAATCGCCCCCTTTGTGTAAGCATCGCCTCTAGTTGCTTCATTGAGCAGCTTTGATAATCCTAAAAGGTATTTGTTAGCACTCTTGTAAGCCTTTGTCCATTCTGGCATATCTTTATTATAAGGAGTGTCTTTATAGATAGGCATACCCGTCCAACTCTTATTGGTATAAACTTCAGCAAATGGTTTTGCTGCACTTGGTATAAACGCTTTCAAACCTCCTTCACCCTCTAAGAAATCTATAGGAAGAATCTGTGTAGCCTGACCAGCAATGGCTCTGCCGAGTTCTTCGTTGGTGAAATGTTCCTTACCACTCATTGCGCTAACCATTAACTCGCCCATGCCATATATAGCACGGTATTCTGTAGGTAATGGTATAGATACCCATTGGTCGCCAGCCTTAAACAAGATATTGCTACGTCTTACATATTCAGGTAAGTTCCAATAACTATTCTTGTTGTCATCGTCGCCGTCTCCCATACCCATTCCTGCTACCAAAGCACCGAGTATGAACATCGTTGCTGCTGCCGTAAATGCTTTTGCAGGGTATTTCTTGAATTGTCTGCCAAAGTTTGTTGTTCCTTGTATGGCTGCATTCCAGAATACAAAGCCACTACGTCCAAGTCCTGAAAGGAAAGCACTTGTATTGCCAAGTTTCGTCTGACCAACTGCTCCCATAAACTTTGCGCCACTGCCTTTCTTATTGAAATTCACAGAGATTTCCTTTGCATCATAGATAGAACGGTCTATTGTTCTTCCCATTTCTCGTGATGTGAGGAATGCTGCAAAACGTGCGCTGTTCTCAACGGCACGGTTGTACTCGTCCAATCTCTCTCCAAGCAAATTGATAGCCTTTGTTATACCAAGCTTGCCATTAGCACGCTTCAACTCTCTGCGAATGTCGTTCTTATGCTGCTCTATATCTCTCATATTGGCATAACCAGTTTCGCCACCATTCATCATAAATTGATAGAATGAACGTTCGAGGTCGTTATCCATATTGAGCTTACCGTTTATATGCTTAGTAAGAAGTATCTTTACCTGTACCGGATTGCATCTTCCAATGTTACGATGGAATCGCAACGCATAGTTTGGACTCTCCTTTACCCATACCATTGAGTTAGCATAAAGCATATCTCGAATGAAGTTCGACACAACAAAATCAGGGTTACGTGTTGTATAGAATGCGCTCAACTGTCTATTTACCATTTCGCCAACTTTTAAAATAGCACCGATAGGACCTGAATTGTCATTATCAGGATTAGTTTGTCCGTTAAGGGCTTGTGCTGCTCTTGGGTTGCCGTTAATAGTCAAGACATAATCTCTACCACCACGTTTAACAAGAACCTGATGCTGCTTCAAATCCCTACTTTCTACGACACGATATGGTACATTGATGGTATCCTTGCCATGCTTATACTTTTCGGGTTCTTTCTCTGCGAGTTCTTCCATACGTGCCTCAAAGTCTTGCAGCTTCTTTTCAATATCATCTGCTGAGTCTGTGTCTTCTATGTTATTAGGGAAGACTGGTTTCCACTCATCGGTTACATCGTCATACTTCAACCATAAATCACTCACACTAACAAGGTCGCTTGGGTGGTTAAGAGCAAAGTTTAAGAATTTCTGCTTTACCAGTTTATTCCTATTACCTTGTGTTATCGCACTTTCTGCCATACTTTGCATGTTTGCAAATGGGTCATCTGCTTTTGAAGTACGACCCCTTGCAACCTTAATCGGAGCATTAAAAGCACTTTGACGATGAGTAAGGTATGCGTATGCTTCGCCACTTGTCTTTTCATCAAAGCCACGAAGTGGAATGTAAAACTGATACATACTCTTTATTTTATCGTATGTATCCTTATTCATCATACCGCACTCATAACTTTTTGATAGAGTGGCATTCGTAACATCGTTTACCTTTTTCCATAACGCTGTTGTATCATTGTTCTGCTCGTAATCTGCAACCATTCTTCCAGCCTCCGCTTCTGCGTCTTCCACAGTATCTGTTCCTGTTAAGGCAGTGAGACCTGCATAATCACGCTGTCGAGCATCTGCAAGATAATCATCGAAACTTTTCGTACTATTAGGGTGTGCCTGTTCATTTGCTTTGAACGCCTCAGTAGCATCACGTTCCGCCATAACCTCGTTACGCTCCAAACCATGTTTTGCCATCATATAATCAACAAGCTCTACACACTCTTGCTCATTCTTTGAAAGCTTAGCAACCTCATCAAGCATTGGCTTAAAAACAAGGTGTGCAAAAGCATCTGCCTCAGCCTTATTGACAGAAGATAATCTATTTTCTCCTAAATAGGCATTCTCAAACCCTGCTATATCTGCAATATCCGTTTTCGTACCTTCCGCTTTCAGCACTGCCTCCATAGCCTCTTTGAGTCCAAGCATACTATCCTGCAAAGCCTCCTGAGTTTGGAACATTGCTCTGCTTACACGATGCTCATAAATATCACGAGCGTCAACGCTATCCTCTCCCTCACGGAACAAAACATCATCTTCCTCAACATTTTCTTCCGAAATATTTGGATTCTCAAAATCTTTCACTATATTTGCAACAGAAATGAGTTTCTTTCTAACGTCCGCGGAATTGTACTGCGGTTTAGATAGAAGCTCATTTTTCGTTTCTTCTATCCAACTATTACGAAAATCTTCACTCATATAATCAGCAAGACCGTCATTAATCCAACCAATAATATTCATACTATTGCGATAATGAACACTACGTACACTATTAACGAATATTCTACCAGCCTTACGGTTAGTTTCGATAGCTACAACATAATTACGACCACCATGTTTAAGGTTTGTAAGAATAACATTACTACCAATATGAGTTGCACTTCTAAAGACTGCAAATGGATTTTGAATCGCATTAGGCAAGTCTTTGACCTCATTCAAATCAAATGGATGATTTTCCTGCATTGATTTATCTGACAATCTGCTTGCAACAAGTTCGATAGGAAGATTAGGAATACCAGTACTTAAAAGAATACTGCTCGGCATTCCCAAATCATAAACATAACCTTTTGGCAATGTTCCGTCAATCTGTTGTTGCAAAGCATCATTAAACCGCTCATTCACCTCGTCAAATCCAACAGAAGCCTCTGCAACCTCGTCCGACGTTACCTCTGTCTGCTCTGCATAATTACCCACCTTTAACTCATACTGCTTTGCCACATCTTCCGCTTCTCCTAAGATACTGCGGTATCTTCCTGGCTCTTTTAGGTTCTGATAGCTGCGCCAAAGGATATAGCGAAGTTCGTTATCACTCAACTCGCCTCCTTGCCAGTTTTCAAAACCAATAGAGTGGAGTAGCTTCATAAATAGTTGTTTAATCTTTGTCCAGAAACTATAAGGCATGCGCTCAAAGTCGGTTTGCTCTGCAAGTGATGCAAGGTATTCCTCTGTCGCTGTGCGGAAGTCCCAGCCGTTCTTGGTTGCAAGTTTTACAATTTCACGTCTAATCTCAGGCTCTGCATTTTGGTAAACATTATCAAGGAATGTATCGAAATGGTCGCCAAAGAGTTTGCGCAAGCCATAATGTGCTACAGCTTCGTGTAATAAAGTTTTTTCTACATCTGCTATATTGGCATGATTAGGGATAACTATAGTTATCTTACCTGTACTCTTTGAGTAGAAACCTTTAGCGTTTGCACGCTTACCGTCTAACTGGCTGGCATCTGTAACCACTTCTACATTGTCAAGATGTAATGTGTCTGCAAGCTCCCCTACACGATTAGTCATTCTACTACGTTCACGTTCGGCAAATGCTGCACGTTGCTTGGCTGTACGGTTAGACTTACCCATCATTTTTGCCCAAGGGTCGTTGATGAAACTCAACTCATCATCGGTTAATGTTCCCTGACCATCACGCATAAGGTATTCTTCGTCTTCTGATGCTTCAGAAAGAGTAGAAACAGCCTCAACATCTTTATCCATTTCGGCATACTTCTTTTCTTTTTCCTCCATCTCCTGTTTCATCAGCTCGGTGTATTCCTCGTATTTCGCCTTAGCTTCTTCAAGTTCTTTTTCGAATTCAAAAGGCTTACCCTCTCTTGCTTGCATCTGCTCAAGTTCGGATTTATGGCGAGCTATGTTCTGCTCTGCATATCCAACGATATTCTCGAAATCATTACCATTAATAACATTTTCGGTAATATCCTCAATAGCATTGCGAAGCAAGCCATTCTTTACAGGTACATCTGTAAGACCTAATTCCTTTTGAGAATACAACATCTTACGTGTAGCCTTAGTAAATATGTTGATGCCCTGCGATGTTGTTTCCTTAGCAACTTCTGTGCGCACAACAAAATCTAAGCCGTCAATATTTACGTTGAGGTTACTCGTGTATGAGGCATTTGCACTATCCTTAACCTTTTCGCCCTCGTCTTTGACCTTTTTGTTATGCTCCTTAAAGAAGTCTGCCATAGCTTCTACACTGTCAAACTTCTGCTTGCCGATGGTAATAGTCTTGAACGTGCCATCAGGATAAGTTTTGCGTACAAGAGAAAGGTTCTTTTCATTTGTGTCCTTACGCTCCTGCTCCTGCTTTATCTGACCGTTAAGACGTGGTTTTGCGTTATGGATATACGTTTGGTCGGCTTCCCACTGACGCTTTCTGCTCTCAAACTTACGTGCATTCTTCTCGGCTTGATTTTTCAGCATAGCATACTCGCTTCCTGAAAGTTGTGCTACGGTGTCTCCAAAAGCATCTTCTTCCTCTTCGAGAATACGGTTCTCCATACTGTTTGCCATAAGCTGCTTGCCGTTCATAATACTGTCTGCAATAGCACCTTTGGTTTTCAAACGCTGATATGCAGTAACATCAAGACTGTCTTCAACGCCAAAACGAAGCACACGTACAGGCTTATTCATTTCCTTGTGAATATTGCCTTGTCTTAGAATACGTCCGTTACGCTGTGTGTAGTCCATAGGTCGGTTTGGTGCATCAAGATGTATAAGTGTATGCAAGCGTTCCTGAATATTCACACCAGTACCGAGGGTGAATGTACTACCCATGATAACACGAACCTCCCCACGATTTACCTTGTCAAAGATTTCAAGTTTCTTCTTCACAGTCATTCCCGACTTCATTACAATAATCTGCTTCTCTGGAACACCTGCCTTGATAAGTTTCTCTCTAACATCTTCGTATAGATTGAAACCGCTCGTCTTATTCTGATAGTTATCTGCAAAGATAGCAATAGTACCCTTATAGTCTGCCGTTTCTTTCAGAGTACGCAATGTTTGGCGCACAGCCTCATTGGTTTTGCTGTTAGCATCATCTTCTGCACTTGCATCAACCAAACGGGCATCCACGGCTGCTGCTTTGGCAATACCATACATAGTAAGTGGAATATGAGAATTCTCTTTCTTCTCCTTGCCACTCATATTGTCGTACTTTTCAAGCTCGCCCTTTACAAACTTCATAATACCACGTAAAGCCTTTGTCTGTGACAGATAAAGGTCTTGTGCCTTTCCTGTCTCCATTTCAGGTATCTTATCGCTCACACCTCCTGCATCCTTTGTGCGAACAGTATCAGACACACTTGACCAAATACGCACGAGTTCAGGCAAGTCAATGTAACCTGCAAAACGGTTATTCTCTTTGAATTTGCCACTGGTGGTAAATTCCAACATCTGTTGGATATTACCGAAGTTGCGCACGAAGTCATCAAAGTAGTAGATACCATAGTCTTTCATTGTGTCGGCTGGCATCAGATAACGCATGAAAGTCCATATCTCTGCTGCTGTATTACTGATAGGAGTACCAGTAGCAAAGATAACATTACGTCCATGGTTCTTTTGCAATACGGCTTGTGTCTTCAAATAAACACCTTGCGACTTCTTTGAATACGATGGGTCTACACCCTTAACGCCACGCTGCATAGCTGTAGCAAATCCGAGGTGCTTGTATTCGTGAGCCTCATCAACGAGTAGGGCGTCAATACCCATATCGTCAAAGTTTTCCGTATCGTCTGTTCTTCGGTCGAGCATTTCACGTGCCTTTACCTCTGTATTCTGCTTAGTAACTGCACGCTTCTTCTCATCTTTTGCTGTACGCTTATCTGCGAGTTGTCCAGAGATAGATGCAAGCTCGTCTTCCAACTGTTGGATTTCTTTTTCTGCCTGTCGAGTAATAGGGTTGCGCTCTGAGTCATCAGCTTCTTTCATTTTTTCAAGAACAAGCATCTTCTCCTCTATCTTGTCTTTAATGAAAGCCATCTGACGCTCTTCGCTATCAGGAATAAACTCAAAGGTGGATTGAGGAACGACTATCATATCCCAATCGTTGTAACGTATCTTGGCATAGAAATTCTTTCTACCCTCTGCGCTACGGTCGCTATCCTCCAATGTGAGTATCTTTGCATTAGGATATAATTGCTTTGCACTGGCAACAAACTGACCAACGGTAGCATTCTGTACTACAATCATAGGCTTATGGGCTGTTCCCAGTCTGCGCATTTCCATTGCCGTTGAAATGAGAGTAAAGGTCTTACCTGTTCCTACCTCATGGGCAAGCATCAAAGGTTGCATAGTGCCACGTACTACCGCCTTTGCCTGATGAGGGCGAAGGGTAATACTGTGTGTTGCACTTCCAAAATGTTCTGGGATATATTCAGAAGGAATATCAACAGGGACATAGTTATTGAAGAGGTCGTTGTAAACGGCTTCCATTCTTTCGGACATTGCAGGGTCGCTCTGCATCTTATTTCTTGCCCAATCCTTGAAGTCCTGACGGATTTCATCAATCTTAGATGCACAAGCCTGTGTAGCCTCCTTGTCTGTTATAGTCTCTGTGGAACCATCGTAATGTTTTTGTACCCTTGAAACTGAAACGGTCTTATTTTGGATAGCAGCCTCGATAAGTTTATGCCCATAGATATACTCATTGAATACCTCACTATGTACACCGCTAGTGCGGTTCTTGTCGTTATTCAATCCCCAATCTGGTGCTTTCATGAACCATGTACCACCTGCTGCCGTAAACTTTACGTCAATATCAGTCTTTTCCTTTACAAATTCGTTATAAAGCTCAGGAGCAATCCATGATGAACCGAGGTTGAATTCAATAAGGTGTGCAGGGATGCTGTTAGGAACTACCTCCTTAAGAGCCTTGATGTTGCCATTATAAGTTCCATTTTCATTATTAGCCTCTGCCTGTTTCAGTTTTTCTCTGACATTACCGCTAAGGTATTGATAAGAAACGACTACCTGTTTGCTCGTTGGGTCTTCAAAGCCTAAGCCACAGCTAATGATTTCTTCTTTCACATCGTCCTCACTCATGCTAAGTTGTGTACTGATGTAAGGAATATCAATTTTACCAGTCTTATAAATGCTAACAATAATACCGTCTTTTACGTTCTTAGGTTGAGGCTCAACGTCTTTCTCTATAACACGTTTGCCAAACACATCAGTCTTACTGAATTTCTGCACACGCTTTCCATCCTTGTCTCCAGTTTCCTCATATCTTTCAAGTGAGAATACATTAGGATAATCAACATCATTGCGCAAGAAAGCAATAGAAACATTCTTGTTAAGGTGTCCGTAAGTATTAACAAAGTCATCATAAACCTTGTTGAGTTCGTCAAGTAAAGGCTGTAACCCCTTATCGTCTTCATTCTCCGACTGATAATGCAATACATCATCTAAGGCTTTTTTAATAGCAGTATAAGCCTTAAAGCATTCTTCCTTTGTGTGTCCTTTTACCTTATTTGTATTCAAATCAAGTGGAACGGCTTGTCCCAGTTGAGCAACACAAAGCTTACCGTCCTTGTTGATAAGCATACTTCCCTCCTTGACATCATCGCCAAGCGCTTCATATACATTGACAGGCTTTTCCTCTTTCTTTGCCTGTGATTCGTCTTTCATGTGAGCAAAAGAGTTCACGAAATCTTGCAACATCTTCTCTTGTTGCTTATCACTGGTTGGATAAAGTCCTTTTGAGGTAGCACGATAGGTATCGCCATGCTCGAAAGCAAACTCCATCTTACCTGCCATCATTTCAGGGTGTTCAATGAAATACTTATTATAATCCATTGACAAATGTTTGATAACAGGAACATACGTGCCTTTTACCTTCTTTTCTTTCCCAGTATTATAATCAACGCTGCGCTCACCTGTTACAGTGCTAACATCAATAGCATTAGGAGAAACCTTGCCACCTACACGCTTTCTGATAACAATAATATCAGATGTTACACCAGTACCGCCAAAGGTTTTGTTGTTGAGGCGGAATGCTCCGATAATATCGGCATTACCATCGCTAACCAGCCAATCACGCAACTTCTGCGAGCTGTCAAGTGTACCATTTGAAGATATAAAGATGCCGATACCACCATCACGCAATTTGCGGACATTCTTTGCAATACAGAAATCGTGAATGTTGTGGAACTTCTTTGACAGGTCGCTATCTCCTGTTGTGTCATTCACACGAAGCCCTGTTACAAAAGGCACATTGGTAATAGCTAAATCTACACTACCATTTGGTACTCGTGTTTGCTCAAAACCCTGTATCTCAACATTAGCTTCAGGATATAGAAGTGATAAGATATTGCCAGACGTGCCGTCAATCTCTACGGCTTGTATATGGCTATTATCGCTAATATCCATAGGCATTTGCCCTATAATATTACCGATACCTGCCGAACCCTCTAAAACATTGCCTCCCTTAAATCCAAGTTGTTTTGCTACGTCCCATAACGTATCAATAACGTAGGCTGGTGTATAATAAGCACTATTGGCACTCATTACGGCTTGCTCGTATGCTTCTGCACCTAACATTTGTTGTAGTTTGCGAGAAATAGGTGTACCTATAGAGAAAGCTTTTCCAAGACCACCCCAACCACTGAACTTTCTAAGCACACGCATTTTTTCGGGAGTTGCTTTTTCACCACTCTCGACAAGGTCGTTAGCTAACTCAATAGCCTTGATGTTAGCTTCGATACGTGCATCAACGGATATAGGCGCATAGTCTACACCACGCTCTGCATGGTTGTTGGTTGTGTTTAGTCTCGATAAGCGTCCAGTGGGTCGTTCATCGCTGCTGCGTTTTTCTGTTGTTCCGCTCTGTACTCCGCTATCTCCTTTTCGCTCAGTCCTGCGTTCTGTAGGATTTGCGTCCAGTTGTTCTGGGTCAGCTGTCCTGCGCTCAGAAGATTGTCGTTGCGAAACTCCATCATCGCTTTTTCTATTCTCTCTTCGAGTTCTTTGGTTATCTTCATTGTCTTGTGATTTTGGTTCGCTTTCAGAGAACAGACCTCCAAATAGGTCATTTTCTACATGCGAAGATACGTTATTTTGCTTTTGGTTGCCACTTTTTGGCTGATTTTCTTTTGTTTTTTCTCCCTTTTCTTCTTCGATAGGTTCTTCGTGGTCGCTAAGTTTAACTTTACCCTCTGATTTGAGTTGCTCCATTAGAGACGCTACGTTTATTTTCTTCGGAATGTTCGAGGTATCAGCAGGCTTTTCTACCTCTTTTCCTACAGGTTGCTCATCAAAGACATTCTCGGCAAATGCTTGTGCATCTTCAGGAGTGTTGAATACAAAGCCGTTTACACCTCTGAATGATGAATAATAACCGTCATGTTCCTTTGCAATCTGCTTACGCTGCATATAAACATCTTTATCGCTGCGTTCCTTACCACGTACAACCCAAATATCAACATCTTTCTTGTTGTTGTGCTGCTTAGTGATAGAGTACACATCGTTATCAACATCGCCAGTCTCTGTTGTCTGTTTGGCTTCCTCCTGTGCGTTATGCTCAACAGTAGCTTCATTACTAATCTGCTCTGCGGTGTCGAATACAGTAGGCTTTACCTCTTCGCCCTCATTGCCGATAGTAGCTACATCAAAAGCACTAACATCACTATAAGAGGTCATTTCCTTAGATAGTTCTGCCATCTCTGGTAAATCTCTTGCACCATTGTAGAATGCCTTTAGGTAAGGTCGAATAGCATCGCCTAAGTCTGCAATCATTCCTTTTGCATACTCACTGAAAGCACGTGCGCCCTTTTCGATATGGTACACAGCCATCTCTGCACCGATAGCGAGCATTTCAGGGTCTACACCCATATTAAGTTGCCCACGTAGCTTTGCTTTCATGCGCTTTTTCAGCTCCTCATAGCGTTCATCCGTTACCAGTCTATTCTTGGTCTCTGGCTTCGTTCTCTCGCTGCTCTCAATAGGATGCTCCACCTTAACATCACCCTCTGTTTTCACAGAAGAGTATTCTGCAAAAGGCTTGGTCTTGCACTTGCTACTGTCTATCCACTTTTTAAACTCTTCTTTGCTAACCTCTGTAATGTTGCCCAGTCCCTGCCAACCATCTTCATAGTTGGAAAGGTAGGCTTTCTTTGCACTCTCCATGTCGGAGAAGCCATACATTACTTTATGTTCGTCAAAAGAACCGTCTTTGTTCACTTGGTCGATGACGAATACATTGCCGGTCTCAGGAGTATCAGAAAGGAAGATGTCGATGTGGTCACCGTCCACGCTCTCAGTGCCACGAATGTAGCCGTAAGTGTTGTGCATTTCGCTTTCCCACTCTTTACCGTCTGCATCCTTGCCACGTCTGATGCTGCCCTTTGGCTGCTCAATAGTAACGTCCATACCGGCTACCTTGATATGCCCCTTCGTGTAAATCCCTGCTTCTTTCTGTGCATCTGTAGGATTGATATCAACTTTTGCTTCTTCTGCCTTTCGTGTACGTTTAGCCTTATCTTCTGCTGCAACACGTTCAGCCATAGCAAACAAATCTTCTCTAACTTCATTGTTTTGAGAAGTTTTGCGCTCTTTTTCTTGCTTTGTATCAGAAGATTGCTTATCTTTGTCGGCAGAAGTAGTGGGTACATTACCGTTAGGAGAAATAGGAGTGTCGGCTTTATCCTTTTCTCGCAAAGTACTATCAGCAACCGACTGCTTACTCTGCACCTCGGACGCAGGCCATACTTCTTTCTTATTTTTTCCGTATCCTTTTCTGAAAACGCCACCACTATTTACACCCCAATACTTACCATCTGTTGATAATTCAATATAGAGGGTATTGTTATGTTCATCTTCTATTTGTATAAGATAAGTCCCATTTTGCTCACCTAAGCTGTTTTCACCTTGTTTTATCTGCTTGTAATTCTTACATACAAACTCAACAAATTCTTCAACTGTGTCAAATCCTGCACCTCTTATTTGGTCTCCATGTCTCTTTTCAAGATGAATTAAACCATACTTACTATTTCCAAGACTAAGTTTTATAGGAGCAGGTGTAAGCCCACTTTCCTTTTTTATTTCACCAAATACGGTTGTACCAGTAGATGTCTTTACAAAAGGAGAACCATCTTCGTCTACTTCATCTGAAATTTTTACTTCTTTGGTCTCTCCCAAATAACCTTGCCTTTCTGCAAGACTTTCCAAGTTTCCTTGTCCTCGGTTTCCTCTACTTTCTCTTTCAGTTCCTCCTTGATGGGCTTCTGTCCCATCGCTATTCTCACTTCGTCCTCCTGTTGTAGAGTCTCCAGTGCTTCCTTGTTCCCCTCGTTGGCTTGTTGTAGTACCGCCAACCAGTACATCGTTTCTTTGTTGTCCATTGTAATCTATGTTTAATACTTCTTTTATCGCTTCCGCCAACGTCCGTGGTGTGTTGTCTGGCTGCTCAAATAATGTTTCCTCTTGAGTACCTTGAATAAGGTCGTACATCTTGTTGAACGTACCTTGTATAAAGCTCTGATTGTCGCCCTTATACATTGTAACAAGCAACAGCGCAAAGTTACTATATTTCTCCGCAGGAAGATAGCTTTCACCTGTGTTATCGTCAATAGCATACTGACGCTTCCATGACTCAACAGCCATTCGAGCATCCTTGTGATTGGTTGCAGCCATAAACTGAGCATCATGCGAAAGCGCATAATAAGCCATAATAGAGTTTTGAAGTTCCTCTATCATACGTTCACTCTGTGGACTATCATAATCTCTATAAGCAGTTGCAAGGATAGCCTTTTGCGCCTTGGCAGGTAAAGCATTGAACATTTCTTCGAGTTGCGTGCTGCCACCCTCGAAGATGCTCTGATACATTATGCCTTTAAGGTCATTCTTGGCTTCTGCCGTCAAGTTACCTCTGCTATCAAATGCACTCTTATACTGTGTAGGAGTGATTGAGCCATTGGAGTTCATCCACTTTAGCACATCAACGCCATTGCGGTCTATGAGTTCAGAGAAAGACATATCTTCATCTGTAGAACGTAAAAGAAGACTTGCAAAATTCTTCATCTTATCGCCCAACTTCTTCACTACATTCTTAGGCTTGATGCGTTCTACACCTCCGCTTTCAGTGTCGCTTGCCACGAATTGACCCAGTGCAATGGCATCATCATCGTTCACATCAAGCATATTAACGAGTATAGGTTTCTCCATAGCTCTGACCTCATCAGGATTAAGTCCCAATTCTGCTGCATGGTCTATTAAGTACTGTTTGTATTTCTCGGCTTGGTCTTGATGCGCTGCCCACATCTCTTTCAATGCAGCACTTCTGTTATTACCTTGAATAACCTCACCTCGGCTGTTTACCGTTGGCGCACCTGTGTATGCAGTAACAGACGATGTTATTTCCTCGGGACGAATGTTTGAAGCAATCTTACGTGCAGCCTCCTTACTTGCATCGTCCTTGCGCTCCTTTGGCTGAGCCTCGTCAATGAAGTGTAGTGGGTTACGCTGCCCGTTCTTATGGCTTGGCTGTAATTCATCAGCGTCAATAAGTGCTACATGTCCAGATGGAATATTCTTATCATCAAACTTTACCTGCACATCTTTTCCTTGTACGGCTGCAAGTGGCTCTTGTCTGTCCACCTTATCACCGTTTACACGTCTGTAACCTCTTGCACGTGCATCACTCGCCTTGTCTTCCACAAAATCAGGAACACCGTTCAATGCTTCACGCTTCTGTCGCTCAGCTTCCTCACGCTCTGCACGCTCCTTATCCTCCTGCTCCTTGCGAAGACGTGTAGCTTCTCCCGCTTTACGGTTCTCTTCTGCATGAATAGCAGCTTGACGCATACGATTGGTTGATGCAATCTTCTTCCAATGTGCAAGAGTTTGCTTCGCCTGTTCTATGGCTGCACTGCGTTCTTTCTCGGCTGCAATCTTCTCGGCAATGGTTGTGCCACCCTTTGTCTTGGCTTTCCCTGCCTTTTTAACGGCAGCCTCCATGTCGGCTACCATATCATCGGCAACCGTCTGCGCCATTGCTTCATCGCCTCCAGTCTGCTCTACAATAGCATCCCATGCTGTCTCAGGTTCTGCCTGTTCATATATAGGCTGTCCTTGCTCGTCTTTTGGAATACGCTCAAAGGCTGATAGGGATTGCTGAGGATTTTCCGCACTTTCTACACTTTCGGTTTGTGCTAGTTCGCCCTCAAATTCATTGTTGGACGTCTGCGGTGTTTCCTCCTTTGTCTGAACATCAGGATTGAGTGCATCAAGTTCTTCTGCGCTGAACAGATTAACCTTTTTGCCATTGATTGGCTCTTCTGTGTAAACCTCAAACTTTCCGTCTTCGTTTTGGTCTGCCGTGATGCTTCCACGTACTGGCATTCCCTCTTCATTAGTGAGCGTTACCTCATCGTTGAGGCTGTACGTGTTGGAATGCTGGCTTTCTGCCGCCTTTGCCTCCTCACGCTGTTTCAACGACTGACTTAAACGCAACATATTATCACCATCACTCATCTCCTGCACCTGCGCCTTGGGCAACATTGTAGGCTGCTGTGAACCGTCTACACTTACCATTACCATATTTGGTATTGGCTGACCTGTCTTTTCATCAACTGCATCGCCTATTACCTGTAATGTATGCTGCGAGTTGTCTTCTCCAATAACTGAATAGGTGTCTCCAACATTGAACTCAAGTGTTCCGTCAATCTTATTTGCTTCCTGCTGTGCATAAGTCTGACGTATGCTTTCCGCTGCATTAGCTTTCTCTTCTTCTGCGTTGGTAGCCTCATCAACAGATAAGATTGCAGCAGGTGCTACCATTTCTGTTTTTCCAGTTTCGGCATCACGTACCATAATACTTTCACTTGATTTAGCATGATCAATGCCTGTTCCGTCATCATTCATCTGTGCATAACCACCAACAACATACACCTTTCGGTTATCCACCTTCATAGTGGCAGGATAGATATTGCCATCTTCGTGTGTATGGTTATCAATAGCCATATCGCTTGCCTTAATTGCATCGTCGATGTTGTCCTTAACCTGACTAATCATACCATTGTATGCAGATTTGGCGTTTAGGTAGTCAATTGCAGCTTGCTTCTGTTTATCGTTGAGGTTCTCCTTATTATCAAGGAAGTCATCAACGCTATAACCTGAGACATCTTCTGTGCCTAATGCTTCGCTTAACTGTTGTTCAGTATACTCATAGCGTGTCTTGATGTCATTCTTCTGTTCATCGCTCGCTTCGTGTCCCTGAATATAAGCATTATCCATAGACTGATGAATAATAGTCTCATCATCTTTTGCTCCCGTCTCTTCTAACTCTTTAGCCTTTGTAGATTGGGCAGTGTTGAAGCCTCTGAACTTAATAAGATTACCTGCATAGTTCAACGCTGCTTTCTTCTCTTGCTCATGGAGGTTAGGATTTTGAATGATACCATAAACAACGTCTGCCATTTCCTCGTTGGTAGCATTGTCTATTTTTTCTCTAAGAGGTTGCCATTTCCCCTGTGTCATTCTATAAGCAGCAACGGTATCGGCATCCTTAACGCTTTTCTTCGTTTTGTAGTAGTCTACTGCGCCAGCAAGCTTCGGAGCTGCTTCCATTGCGCCAGCAGAGAATAACATACCACCCCAAATATCTGCCTGTGTACGACCATCAAACAAGTCGCTCATCTTATTGTCGCCAACAAACATGGAGTTGAGGACGATGTTTGCCTCTTCCTCTACAACTTCATTGATATATCCATTAACTCCTACACGGTTCATCACTTTGGTTCCCAATTGAGCGTACTGCGAAGTACCAGCACGATTTAACGCTGCTGTTACCTTACTAAGACCTATTTTATCAAGACCTTTTGCAATAGTTTTACCAATGGGTAAGCCTTCAAGGTGCGCACCGAGCTTTTCTGTATAGTATTCAAGTGTCTGTGCTATCTCTCCTTTACGAATAGCTGTACCCCAGTCTTCGCCACCAGCAAAACGATAATTGCCATGCTCGTCCTGTTCTACATGTCCGAGGTGTCGTTGTCCAATATCCGATGCAGTACGTGCTGCACCAGTAGTATTAGCCATAACAACACCTGCAGCAATGTCTCCCAGAGTAGTACCAGTGTATTTGATTAACTTCTTTGCCAATGCCTTAGTAGCTACCTTTTCGGCTATCTTTGTTCCTAACTTAGTTCCTGCTCGTGTTAATCCTGAAAGACCGTCTGTTGCAGCGAACTCTATCATAAAAGGAATAGCTTGTGCGGTAATTCCACCTGCACGATACATAAAGTTACGATTGTTGCCATACTTATTTTGCGCCACTTGGTTCTTGTAAGTATTCTCTATCATCGCTTGGTCAGCATATTTCTCTCGCTGTTTCTTCTTGCCACCATAGTTGAGCATAGCAGAAGTATCAAGCATATCAGTGTAGCCAAAAGTCCAAAAAGAAGGGTTCTTAAAAGTATCTGTTACACCACGCCAAAAACCAGCCTCAGCCTTATCACGTTCAGCTTCGAGTGCAACTATACGCTGTTGGTTCTGATTTTTTGCTGCTAATAAGGCTTTCCATTCATTGTCTGCCAAACGTCCATTACTTGTTGCTGAGTTGAAAGTATGAATAGCACCGCCACTACCACGTGGCATGTCTCGCCAACTTGGTTTAAGTGCTTCTGCATCAAGTTCTGTTCCTCTTCTACCCAGTTCACGTGCTAAACGTTTCCTTTCAGCGTATGCCTCCTTTAATTCGTGGTCGATTGGGTGTAGTTTTGCTTCTTTAGCGTCATCAATCTGATTTTGTTCAATATCTGCCAGTGTGCGGTCGCCCTGATAGACATTACCAGCCTCGGTAATGTAGGTAGGTTCTAACTTACCTGTTTTTGCGTTTAGCTTGTTCTCTCCCTGCACTACATGCTTGTTTGCAGTCATTGTAGGCTTCGTCCCACCTATACCCAAAGTAACACGTTGTACGTTAAATGGGTTCTTCTGTTGTGCCTTAGCACGCTGCATGATTGCGTCGGACTGCTGTTTTCTGCGCTGAATTCCTTGCTGAATACCTGCTACAAAATTCATTGCTTGTGCCTTTTCTGCTGCGGTCATTGGTCTACCACCAGTGGTAGGCTTGCTTACAGATGTAGTATGTGGCTTATGTGGTGCTGCTTGGCGTGGCTGTTGTTTTGGTTGAGGCTTAGCAGGTGCTGAAGGAAGATGCTCTAATGAAAAAGCGTGCAGCCCTTGCGCCTTAGCATCATGGTAATGCGACAATGGTATGTCGTAATCTCCCTTTTTGCTATCACGCATACGAATGGTTGCACCTTTATAGGCATCTGCATACGACTGAATGCCGTACTTATCCACATTCTCTTTTGATACCTGATGTTGCTTACCATCGGATGTTGTAATCGTGTATGTAATCTTATTTGGCATAATCTATTAGTTTAATGGAGGTTTACTTGTTGATTTACTTGATTTTGAGTTCCCATTTCTACGATATTTTTTTACGTCAAAGCCACCTGTTGCGCCTATCACGCTGCGTACATCACCGTCCATTGTCGGAAAGTCGCCTACATTTGAAGCTACAATTGCAGCAATAGCGTCTTTGCTCTTTGCCTTTTCAAGCGCATCAGCAATTTGTATGTAGTGCGAATAACTCCTTCTATCTCCAGCCTTACGGTAACGCTCCGCTGCTGCCTTTGCTTTCTTTGCCATTGACGGTGCAAGTGAAGTAAGTGCGCCTTTTTTATCAGGAGAGTAGGTGTGTATACTTCCATCGTGTAACCTAATTGTCTCTTGCTTGCTACCTTTAGCACGAGAAATAGCGATACGTTCAGCCCCTTGTGCCTCTGTTACGCTGTTATGTCTCTTTGCTTCTTTGATTTGTGCGCCTTTCAAGCCCTCGTTGGCTCTGTGAGAACGTTTTGTTTCTTCAAGAGCATCTTTCTTAATTCCTGTGGTAGTTTCAAATTGGTCTGCCTTTTGGTCGTAACTCTTCTGCCACTGGTCATCTTTAACCCCATCACGGTCTTTCTTGTATTGGAATTCCTCGTCATCTTTCTGTTGATTGTATACGTCAATACCTAACTGACGTTGCCACTTCCTTTCATTTTCTGCATTCTCGTCATCAGCTTGCTGTGCAGCCATGAGATTTTTAATGTAGGCATTCATTTGTGCATCTCTATCTGCCCTCAATTTATCCCATTTGCTTCTAACCTTATCCGATTGTGAGTTTTCATGATTGTACATATTCGGAGCATACTGTGTGGTAAAGTATAGGTTTGACAACGCAGATATACCATCGCCAATAGCTGCAAACATCCTCTCACGCTTCTCTTTCTTGCGCTCCTTTTCCAGCTCCTCTTGTGTTGGTGGCTGATAAGGATTGAGTTGTTTGAACATATCGACATAAGACATCCGCCTTTCCTTTTCAGGTTTTGCAGGTGTCTTTGGCTGTTCAGGAGGTGGAGCGAGCGGTGGAACTATTTTGTTAGCCTCTGCTTTCTCCTTTTCCTGCTGTTGTAAGATGTCAGGTGTGAATTTAGGTTTTGAAGCTTCGTATTCTGTACCAGCCTTATTCCAATCCACCAACGGTTTAGCCCCTGTCGGCTGCTGTGTCGACTGAGGCTGCTGTGGTGGTAACGGTGTAGGCTTATTGCCTAATATATCATCTAATGCGCTACTCATACTCTAAATTTTAGAAAGGAAAAGAACCAGCTGCACTACTTACACCTTGTACTGCTTGCCCAATTGCCTCTGCTTTTCCTTTTTCGATTTGGTTCAACTGTTCATTTAGTGCTGCATCACGCTCCCTATACTGTCCTTCGATAGCATCTTTGCGCTGCTCTCCATTAACGGCTATCGTTGCAGTAGCATCAGCAAGAGCCTTATTGTTGGCTTCTTTGGCAGCTGCCGTACTCTCGTCAGTTCCACCCATTACTGCTTGCGCTCCTGCTGCTGCCTTATTACGGTTCTTGATATTCTCTTGTGTCAATGTAAGAATACGCTGCGCATCAGCACGCTGTGTTGCGTCCTCATTATATCGCCTATCGTACCAATCTTGATTTGCTTTTTTCTGCGCCTCTACATTGGCTTTCATCTTCTTCATAGCCTTTGAAGCAGAGATACCACCAAATATGCTACCTACTGCTCCAATTGCTGTTCCAATTAGTCCCATAATTGTAATGCTTATTAAAAGTTATACTATACGGTGCGAAAATAAGTAATTATCTTTGCACCACAGGTTTAACTTTTAATCATGACGAAGATATGAGTACAGAGAAAAGAAAAGTAGGACGACCTGCAGGAACACCTAAGACTGGTGGGCGTGTTGCAGGTACCCCTAACAAAGTTTCTTCAAAGGTTAGGAATATACTTGCCGAAATTACAGACGATTACTATAGTTCAGAGCAATTCAAGAATGATTTAAGCGACTTAGAGCCAAAGGATAGAATTCAGGCAATGGAGAAATTCACAAGTTATGTAGCACCGAAATTACAATCTACTACACTTGATGTTGCAACTGAAACTAAGAAGACCATTGAAGACAGGCTCATCGCATTGTCTGGTGGCAAGTGATTTCTACAAACATCTACTGTAGAAATTTATTGTTAGTCCATTTTTAATGAATTGTTTGTTATAAAAGTGAGTAAGGAGTATCCGTGAGGATGCTCCTTTTTCATTCGCATACCATTTTCGTGGGATTACGAAAAACGTAACAGTCGTATACAAACGTAAGCAAACGTAAGCAAACGTAAGCAAAAATAGCAAACGTAAGCAAACGATGCAAATGCATACAAACTATGCATACAAACTATGCAAACGATGCAAATGCATAATTTGCATTGCAAACTATGCAAACTATGCAAATGCACCTATATGAGAATGAGAATGAGTATGAGTATGAGAATGAGTAATAGACTTAGTCGTCTATTACAAAAGTGAGAGTTCTTTATGAAAAAAGAAAAACCTACAAAAGAAAGCTCCTTTGTAGGTTTGAGAGATTAAAAGCCTTTGCCTTTCGTTCTTTCGTAAACTGCGGTTTGTTTTTTGTCGTGGTTTTCGATTTTGAATAAAACCATTGAGCGAGGAGGAATGTCGTCAGGTAGTAGTGAGACAAGTTTCTCGATAACTTCATCAACATTGTTGAAGCCAACGTCTGTCAGTTCTGCTACCTTGCGCCCTTGGAAGAATGCCGTGCCGTGAACCTGATAACGATACGAGAGTTTGAAACGTTCCTCTTTCGGCTTTTGTTCTCGCTGTGATGGTTTGTCTGAGAAGAAAATAAAATCAATTACTTTCTCGTTGAGTTCCCATGCTGGAGAGAAGTCTATCTTGATATAGCCTCGTGTTACCTTGTGTCCGCTGCTATGGTTCATAGCAAATGCCACCTCGCCAATAGTAGCCTTGCAATCGTTTTGCGCCACTGTTCCCCATGTGTGTCTGAAAGTATAAACAGAATAATCGTGCTGCTTGTCTATGCCCATAGCCTCACACAAATTTCTGATGCCTATATTCACATTGGCACTGAAGCTATCTGTTGTCGTATGGCGTTTAGCAAAGTTGAATAGATGCACGTCAGCCTCATCGGTATTCTTGTATTTGTCGAACAAAGGAAGTAGGATAGGAGGGACACGCATTTCCATATATGCGCCATCGGCACGAAACTTCTTTGTCTTGGCACGTTGGTAATGGATGATGCCGTCATAGTAGTCTGTTTTCTTCATCTGAAACAAATCAACCGTGTTGATACCTGCAAGACAAAGCACCATCATTGCCACATCTCTGCCAATCTCTGTGGTAGGGTGCGCCATCTTACTTTCAGGAAGTGGAAAGAAAAAGAACTCCCTGCACGCTTCGGGAGTGATTGCCAGTTTCTCAGGGCGGTCAGCCTTTGGAATTTCCACCTTCACCCACGGATTTGTCTTTATCTTGATGATGCCATTATCGTAATCGTTGAACTCCACCTGTGCAGCTTTGAATATCTGCCTAATGCAAATAGGGTACATTTCTTTGGCACGCTTTGTTGTTTCGAGGCTCTTTATCCATCTGTTTACAAACATCGAGGTTAGATGCGAGAACTTGACACAGTTTGTCCCTGCAAATCGTTCGAGGTGCTGTAAGGCAAGTTCATAGTTGCGAGCGTTGCGCTGCTGCCCTCGGTCAATCATTCGGTCTATGTGCTTTCTGGCATATTTCGAAAAATCTATATCATCATCGCCGCTCACAAGAAAGTCGGACACTTCTTTTGCGTTCCAGTTCCTAATATCCTTTTTGTTGAGACGCTCCATGTAGTCAATGATAATAGGAGAGAGCAGACCAACCACGTATGGGTCTTTAACTTCTTTGGTTTTCGTGATGCCCTTATCGTTCACCATCTTGTCAGTTTTGATATAGGCGAGTTCCCTATGATGTGTTACCCTGATATAAACAGGATAAAAACCATCGCTACGTTTACTCCTTACGCATATTTTCAGTGTTGCCATAATTCATCCGTGTTCCAATTGTTTGTGATAAAAATACCTAAACTTGTTATAACTTGCAGAATTGCAGTTGTAAACACGCTGTAAACAGTGTATTCCAAAATAGTAAACTTACTGTAAACATTTACGTTTATTCTGCTCAAATAGTGTGTATAGATGCACGCTGTTTTATGAAAAGAATTAGGCGGAATACCTCCGTAAACACGTGATACTCCGCCTAAATAGCTAGTATTTAGGAGTTTTCTAACTTTCTTCCACTGCAGCCTGTGCCGCAG